ATGAAAAAACCTTTATTAATTCTTTTGCTCTTCGCCTCTCAGACCGCTTTCGCAGACAAGATCCCAACCTCCATCGAAAATTTGATTGCTGCAAATGACACCAGAACACACAGTCTGGAAAACGGGGAGTTAATCGTAAGATATGGCAGACCAGAGGTTACGCTCACAATGGTTGAATCAATGCTTAATGACATATGCGGCGATTACTTTATGAATAAGTGGAAACCTACGACGATTAAAAAGATAACGCTACTTAACATTACCCGTGACCAGGGCTACACAATCAATGCAGGCGGGGAGGAGTGTCAAAAAACTGGCTCTATGACCTATGAGCAAGATAAAGCATATAAAGCCAGCATTATAGAAAGCGCAAAGAAATTCGAGTGATGAGTGTTAAAAGTTCATATGCCCCTGCCCGGCGGCAGTGGGATGCGGCGGGGCATTATCAATAACTCCAGGTGTCATGATGTAACGCACTACGGTTTCATGAGTGATGAAGGTGGCTCCGCAATTAATGTTCTGGCACTGACAGTAACGCTCTTTTGTCTGATCCGTTACGCGAAAGCTACTCCGCGTATGCGCCGCGTGGCCGCACTTAGGACAATTCATCATTACATTTATCTCCCACCCTGCACATTTTAATCACATAATGATACACATAACTTCCACTTTGTGAACCTTTTCAGCTCATTTCTAAATCATCAATCTTCACTTCCAGTTCGATGCTGGTCGTAAATCCGCTATCCGGGTTGACCGTGTGCGTTAACGTTGTGATGGTCCATTCCGCATCATCAATGGGCTGTTTAAAACCGCTGACCTTAACGGGCATTTCTGTATACAGATCCGCGCGGCCTTCTGCCAGCTGGAGAGAAAATGTCGCCACGCCCCGCTGCAGCCGCTCCCAGTTCATTTTTGCTGCCCGTTCTGCATTACTGCGGTTCGCATAGGTACGGTTCAGAACCAGCACATTCTCATCCGTTCCGACCAGGTAATCCCCCTGCTTTGCTTCCGGCTCTTTGGGTTTTGTCGTCCTCCGGCGGCGCTTCACCTTTGCAGTTTCTTTCTTTTCCGGTTCCCGGGTATGCAGCCAGTGAGCGATAACACCCGTATATGCTCCCCTGTCAGCCAGGCTAAACCGGTGACTGTCTCCGTCCTTACGGGTAATAGTGATGACCGGCAACGGTTTACCACTTGCTGTTTTCCCCTGCCCCTGCCGGATAAATAGCAGATTACCGTCCTTGACTGAGGCAATCGCACCATACTGCCGCGCCAGCTTCATTAAAAAGCTGGCGTCGCTTTCGTTAGTCTGGTCCAGGTGATCCAGCGCCATCGCAGCAACATCATTTCCTATAGCAACTTTAAGGTTGTGCCGTGCGGCAATGTCTTTCACCACATCGCCCACCGTCGTTTTGTGCCAGGACTTCTCACGCCGGACATTCAGCGTTTCCCTGAAATCAGCACTACGGGCACGGATTGTCAGCCTGTCCGGGCTGCCGCTATGCTCTATTTCGTCAACGGTAAACTTACCTTTTGAGTACAGCGGCTCGCCTTTCCATCCCAGCGCCAGAGAAATCACTGCGCCACGACGCGGCATAATTACCAGGCCGTCGGCGTCGTCCAGCTCCAGATCAAGCTGGTCAGCTTCAAATCCGCGGTTGTCGGTCAGTGTCATACCCAGCAGACGTTTATCCAGCGTCTGCGTAGCATCTTTACCTTCAATCACGATCCGAAAGGCCGGGGTCTTGCTTCCGAGGTTGAGTAAATCAGCCATCTCGCTCACTGCAGCAATCCTCCTACCGTGGATCTGATGTTCCCTACTGCGGCGGCGGCAGAATCCTGCAGACTGCTAAGCTGATCGCTCAGGCTGCCGAACATTTCAGACAGGGACTCATCCACCCGTTTAAGCCCCAGCGAAAACTCTATTTTCCTGGCTTCTCCACTGGCGAAAAACTCTGTTTTCGTCTGGCTCAGGTTTTCAATCACGTACATTCCGTAGATAGTCCCGCCGCCCTCGATCAGCGGCCACGCCTTCCCCTGCTCTGCCATCAACTCCAGCGCCAACAACGACAACCGGCCGCCGGTCACTTCCGGCATGAGGACGCCGGAGAGTGTCAGCTGATCGTTATCTGGCCCCAAAAATTGCGTTGTCGGACGGCGATTAACGCGGTTGTTGGTCACATGGCGCCAGTTCCGCTGATACTGCAGTTGCTGATAGGGAACCGTGCGCAGCTGAAACACAAACAAGCCCAGGACCATCATCATGAATCGTACCCCCCTTGATCACTGAAATTACTGCGTGCCTTCGCCTTCATGCGTCGCTCGCGCGCATCAAGCTGCCGTGCAACTTCCTGCGCAATATCCTGCGCGCTCTGACCGGGCAGAGCCTGGATAATAATTTGCGCATGGGTCTCAAACTGGAATACAGGCTGGCTACCTGCTGGCTTATCAGTTACAGGACGGTATGAAGCTGCCGGCAGACTCATGGGATGAAGCGGGGCGGCCTCTGCTGGCATTACTCCCCCCATCATTCCGGCGACTACGGACGCCAGCGCAGCCGTCCTCCTGCGGCTGGTCACATAGGCCGGACCGTTAATCAGCTCAGGACCATTCTCGCCAGCAATGCCCACCTTCCCGCGTGGAATATAGCCGCCGCCGTCATACATCCCCGCGAAAAATCCGCCCGGCCCTTTCTGCTGAGGTGCGCCTGGCGATTTGTCCCCGCCGGTCATCCAGTCCGGCAGATAGCTTTTGACCGATGCCAGCTTGCTCTTAAGCGTTTCCCACTTCTCATTGATACCGCTCAGGATGCCGTCAATGATCGCCCCGCCCACAGCTTTAAACTTTGCGGGCAGCGCGGCAACATCACTCAGAATTTCATCCCATTTGCTGCTTATGGTCTGCTTAATCACAGTCCAGGCTACTGACACCCCTGACGTGATGGCATCCCACAGTGCTTTAAACTTCGGCCCCAGCGTTTCCCAGTTCTGCCAGATATAGATGGCTCCCATCGCAATCAGGCCAACTATCGCCAGAATGGGGTTAGCCATCATCAACCGGCCTAACCAGAGGACCGCCTGGCCTGCACCGCCAATTACTCTTGTGACCAGACCAAACGCAGAAGCAAATTTAAGCTGGAGAATGCCAGCACTTACCCGCACTACCGCCATAGGACCCAAAATGGATGCCAGGGCCAGTGACACCACACCCGCTGCAGTAGCTACCACGGCAAATACGGCCGCAATTTTAAACAGCGCCGCCGTCAGTTGCGGATGCCGCTTAACAAAACTATCCAGCGCTGACGCCAGATTACCCAGCCAGTCCGCAATATTTTTAAGCACTGGAGCGACGGTTTCTCCGATGCTTGCCATGGCGTTAGTAAAAGAGCCGCCAGCGGCTTCCCATTTGTTGCCTAAGGTATTCAGGGACGCCTCGACGCGCTCGCGCAGAGTTGCCTGGCTCTCCAGTTTAGCGACGGTTTCACGATAGCCCGCCATGCCTTTTGACATCATGGTATTCAGCGCTTTTAGCACCTCATTATCATTACCAAACAGGGCTTTCATCGTTGCAAATTTCGTTTCAGGATTTAGTTTTTCAAGCTTTTCTAACTGCGCGTACATCTTTTCCAGACCACCAAATCCGCCTTTCCCGTCGGAGAAATCGAACTTGATGCCCTTTCCTTTCAGCCCGTCGTTTATGCCCTTAATATTTTTCGCATCCAGCGTGGCCTGAAAAATTTTACGGTAGGCATTACCCGCTGACTCTCCAGCCATCCCCGCCTGATCGGCCATGACGAGAAGCGGACTGAAGGTTTTTGCAGCATCCAGGCCCTTCTGCTTGATAATGTCCATAGCGCTGCTGATATTTGCGAAACCCTGCAGCATATTCCCGGGGTCTACGCCCGCATAAAAACCACGCTGGATAAGATCCATCAGGCTCATCATGTCTTTTTCGGTGGTCTGCGTGGCGTCCTGCAATTTTGCGGCAAACTCTGCAGCCTCCGTCGGCGCCATCTGCAGCTGCACGCCAAGGTAAGCCGCCGACTCACCCAGCCCGCCCAGGATAACCTGCGCTGACATCCCCTGACGGCGTAACATGGTCATCATGTTCTGAAAGTCTGCCGTGGTGCCGGGCAGCCGGTCACCCAGGGCTATTGCCAGCTTGTTTAGCTTCATGAACTCAGGCGCCACCTTTCCGCCAGGTCCCATCATTGAGCCTGCCAGCTGGTTAGCGGCGTTTTCTGATTCCGAGTAGGCGCGAATGGGCGCCAGCAAGGTCGCGCCCGTTGTCACCCCGGCGGCCATCATCCCGGCACCGTTCCCCGCCAGGTTGTTACGCACGTCGCGCATCTTGTCAGCTTTGGCCCTGATCGCATTCAGCTTGCGCTGGCGCTCGCCCACGTCCCGCAAGCGCCGCTCCTGCTCTGCCAGCTGCTGGTTATAGCGATCCGTTTCTCGGGTAATGCGGGCTGTTTCACGGGCGCCACCGCCCGCAGAGATGCCAAGGCGGTACAGCTCCGCCCTGGTTGCCGCCATCTGCCGCGTTTCCTGCTGCTGCTTTTGTTCCAGGCGTGTTACGGCGCGCCATTGCGCCTCAAGCGCCTGCGTCTGTTTTTTCGTGGGGGATTCGAGCGCTGCCAGTTCGCGCGTCATCATCTGCGCACGCAGCCGCGCCTGGTCCAGCTCGTTGCTGGTCCGGTTCAGACTCTGTGAGAGTTGATCAAAAGATTTTAACTGGCTCCCCGCGTCGTTAAGCCGTTTAAGCTGATCACGGGTCTGCCGGATGCCGGAGGCCAGCTCCTTCGAGCCAGCCAGCGCATTTTTTAAAGGGCGGGTGAGTTTATCAACCGCATTCAGAACCACCTGCAGGCGCAGGTTTTTATCACTCATCGCTGGCCCCGCTACGCATTATCGCTCTGTGCCGCCACTCCAGCACTTCCGTCAGCGGCATAACGTCAGTGACGGACGGCGGCCAGTGAAAGATCGTGGCGATATCCGCCACCAGGTCATCTACCGTCAGGCTGTCGGCAAATCGGCAAGTGCCGACTTCGGCAACAAAAAAAGGACCACCTCGACAGACATCGCGGCCAGGTCTGCCGGGTCGAGGTCCGCCATTTCCTGCGGGGTCAGCGTTGGTGTGGAGATACGGGGGATCACGGTCATCATAGAGGCCACGTCCATTTCCATCACCGCCTGCAGTCGCGTGCCGCGCAGTGCGCCGGATTGCGGCTTACGCAGCACAATTTCCGTAATCGTGGTATCACCGCGCTTAATCGGGCTATCCAGTTTCACCGTTGCTTCTGTTTTCTCACTCATGCTCTTTTCCTGTTACGGGTTGGCTGGCGCGACCTCGCGCGCCAGGAAAAAATTACAGACCGATGGCGTTACGGTGTTCTTCCATCAGGTCAACACCATCAACAACTTCAATCATGTTGATCGCATCGACCTCATAGAGCACTTCACCGTTAATGGTCAGCTTCGCGTAACAGTTAACGCTGCTGACTTTGGTGGAATTGCTCTCGCCGGTTTTCCACTCGCCGGAATCCACCTCTTTGTGGCGCCCACGGACGACTAGCTCAACGGCCTGCACTTCGCCGGTGTCGTCGCGCTGAATAGACCCGGTAAAGCGCAGCTGCACGCCGTCCACCGTGGCTTTGCCCATCTGTTTAAACAGAAGCGCCTCCGTACCGCCAATGGTCATTTCCGTATCCAGCGCGCCATCATCCAGCCCCAGATCAATACCGACTGAACCGGGCATGCCGCCGCCGCGGTAGTTTTCCAGCTTGCGGGTGAATTTCGGCAGGGTGACGGATTCAGCAATGCCCATCCAGTTGTTACCTGCGTTAAAAATATTCAGGTGTTTTAACTTGCGTGGTAAGGCCATGGGTCCCCCTTATGCGCTTACGCGGGTGGTGAAATCCACCAGGTAACGGTCAGTGATGCGCTGGCGCAGCATCAGGTTTTCCAGTGGAGGCACTGGCGTATAGTCGTAGTCGATCCAGAGTTTCCCGGCTTTCAGCGTGTCTTTGTCATTCACACTGTCATCAATCCAGCAATCTCCGCCGATGAGGTAGCCCTGATTTACCAGGCTGCGCATTTTGGCGCGGATACCTTCGATAATGTCGCGAGCCAGCGAAGGGTTAAGCGGCATGTCCACGGCCCACATATGCGCCTCCGCCATGGTGTCTGCCAGCACCTGCGCGGTACGAGTGTAGTTTTCAAACTGGAATAACGGGTCATCGCTGAGGCAGCGGGAACCCCAGAAGCGGAAACCATCCTTGCGGATCAAGGTGGTGACGTCGTTCTGGTTCAGCAGTCCGGCATCGGTTGCCGGGTCCTGCAGATCCCAGAACACATCCGCAGACAAGCCGGTTACGCCGTTGACGCCCACGTTAGACAGGGTTTTGTGCCAGCCGGTCTGCTCGTCGATTTTTGCACGCAGACCCAGCGCGCGGGCAGTGGCGTAAGCAGTCGCGTCCGCCTGCAGCACCGTGTCAAAGTTGATGAAATCAGGCCAGATCAGCATCCCTTCTCGCTGACTGAAATTTTCGCGGTAGGCAATCGCTTCTTCCACGGTTTTACAACCGTAAGCAGACAGGTACGCAAAGCCGCGCAGGCTCTGCGCCACGCTTAACAGTTCAGTGGAAACAGCCTGCGTGTCATGGCCCGGCACGCCCAGAATGCGCGGCTTCACGCCCAGCTGCGACTGCGCCGAAAGCAGCGCTTTGATGCCCGTTTTCTTACCGTCAGCGGTTACACCGCCGATAATATTGGAGGTGGTTTCCGCTTCGGTTTCGCCCTGGGCAACACGCACCACAACGGTGACGGGTTTTGCCTGGTCGGCGATGGCGTCCAGTGAGCGGGCCAGCGTGCCGGACTCGCCCGCTTTGCCGCTGGCGGTCAGTACATCGGTAAGCAGAACCGGCTTATTAAGCGGGAACATGGAGGCATCGGCATCATCGCCGGTGCATACCATGCCCACAATCGCCGTGCTCACCGTCGTGATAGAGCGGGTGCCGTCGTTAACTTCAACAACACGCACGCCATGGTGATAGTCTTGCGCCATGAATGAATCTCCTGTTTAGGGGTTCACCCATGGTAGGGAAATCATTCACCGCAAGCCGTTGATGGCCGTTGTACCGTCAATAACACAACCGCAGACAGAAAAAAGCCCCTTATCGGGGCAGACTGATACCGGGATTTATCAGGCAACGCGGCTCCAGCACATCAGCAGTGTGTGGGCTTCCACCACGCTGAACGATTTACCTTCGCCGAGGTTGGCCGTTTTGCCGCTGGTCGTGTGTTTGTGCGCCGGTACCTTGACTTCGTGTTCGTGCTCTCCGGCATCATCGGTCACACCCAGCTCTTTCGGGTTAAAGAGCTGCCGCACATCACCGCCAATTTCCCACGGGTCATCTTTACCGGCCACACCACCATGATTGTGTTTACCGTTTTTCGTTGTGGTCAGTACCTTCTCAGGCAGCTCGTCGGTTTCGCCGTTCACGTCAATCTGCACAGCGGGCAGGTTGGCGCGCTCAATGGTCACGGTATCGCTGCCACCGGTGGTGGCAACGTCCGAGCCGTCAGCCTTGCCGACACGGATCGTTTTGTTTTCGCCAGTATAAACCCACCGTGACCACGGATAACGCTCGTTAGGGTCGATGTTCTGCGCGTAAAACTTTACCGTTCCGACAGGGTTTTCCAGCTCCCATGATGAGCGGATAGCTGATTCAATAGCCCGCATTAAGGCCAGCGGTGTTGCTGCTTTATCCTGGTCTTTGCTGTTAATGTCGTTGCTGAGTCGGGTAAACCCTTTTTCGAGCAACGTAGCATCGGGGTGATTTCGTGAGCCCGCATGTTCACTTAATTGCTCATCGGTATAATCTTTGATTTCATTACCGGTATTAATCAAATCTTCCACGGTTGCCAGTACAATTCCCGGGTCAACAACCAGTTCAACGGCTTCGCTGCTGCTGACCGCCAGCCAGATGCGGAGAATAGTAAAGCGCCCCGACCCCTCTGCCAGTGCAGGTTTATAGGTTTCAGGTACATTGGCAACCGCCATGCAAATTCCCGCATCATCAAACAGCGCTGCCTCTCTGATGGTAAACCCACCCACCTCCGGCGGAATAATCATTTCGGCAATAATGATATTTTCTGTATCGGACAATTTCAGGCTGTTCAGTTGGGTGCGAAAACGCTCATTCACTAATGAGGCTTGCTCTTCACCGGGGGTTGTCGCATTGCCGGCACCATCACCGACCGACATTTGAGAGAAAACAACTTTGCTCCCGTTAACAATGGCTGCTGCAATTTTTTCCCGGCCAGCCTTTGTGATTATAGATTTAAAAGCTTTGCTCATATTATCCCCGTCCAATGCTGTTCTGATTTTTTAAGTTTACTTATCAGAAAAGTCATTTTCAAAAACTACAGATTCGATATACGCCTCAAATCCATCATTATTTTTCATGTAATATCCGCCCGCCTTTGGCTTTTCCCGCACAACATAATCGGCGCTTACGATAAGCTCATTACCTGAAGCATCTTTCAGAACAGCCGAGTAATCTTCAGCTATAGCGACAGATGCTATCTTTAAAGCCTGTACGGTCCTTGTTGAGCGGTATAAAGATAAGGACATAATCACCTCACGCAAAAAAATTGACGTTAACAGTCACCGCGGATGCGGTTCTGTTTTCAAGATTGATATACTGATTATTCTGATACACACACAGCTTGCCGGTGACAGATGCATCAGGTTGCACTCTTGATAAATTAACGCTGGAGCCAGTTTTAATTTCACTGGGAGCCTGTCCCGGGACATTAAAGAACATCGCAAATAGTTGGTTATTGTTTTCCGCCCCGCTAATCAGATAAGTTCCGCGCCGCTCCATTGCCCCGACACCTACGTTAACCGTCGCCACTGCCCCGGCCTGAATGATGTACTGCTGACCGCGCAACGCCTTAAATGATGCATGTCCGGCACTGGTGATATCCCACGCCTTTTGCTGGGGAGTGGATAAATCCTGCGTGTTGGAATACATCGCAATAATCCGTGCGATAGTGTCCGTTTCCCCCGGTGGGATGAAGGTTTCTGCAACCAGATCGAATACTTTTTGCAGGTCATTTAAAGGAGCCACTCTCAGTCTGTCGCCTACAGAGCTCATCGAGGTAAATGAGTTGACTGTCGCTCCCTTAAATGAAATTTCACGTAACCCATTATTGCTTCTTGAAACGTCAACTGAAGACAGTAAATCAGTGCGTGAAGTCTCCTTCCCGGTATCAATGTAGCTGTCACACCGCCAACCTTTATGCGTACCAACAAACTTAAACAGGGGAGCAACGGTGTCACTGCGTGGCCCGATATGCTGAATCTGACCACCATCAATGTGGATGTTGACACCATCCGACGAGTACACCGCTGGCGCAGCGAGAGAAGGGTCGAGGTATAACCCTTTATCCACGGAGCCATTGTTTCGGTTGAATGCCGGATTGATGACTTTTATATTTTTTCCATAGGATGAATAAAAAATATGGCAACGCAGATTAACAGGCTCAATATGCGGCTGAATGAGGGTGATGTTATGGTTTACCCGCGAACCAGTCTTATATGACATATCAGCAAAGGCGCGACACAGGTTTTCACCTTTATACTGACAGCTTTCAATATGTGTTCTGATAAACAACAGGTTATTACTGTTGTCTACATCATGAATGCCTATGCGAATGCCTGATGTCTGGAAATTATGGACAATGACATCCTGGAAAATTGAGTCCCAGCAGTGCTCAATGTTCAGACCCCATGGGCTCCCATTGAAGCGTACATCCCCCATATAACCGAGCCTGGCCGCAGAGATGTCAGTACTGCGTCCAAGCTGCATGAGGGGTATCGTGCTATCCCGGTATGCGGCATCATCCCCCTGTAGCACGCGCTGCACACTAAATTTATCAAAATAAAAGCGGCATGTACTGAAATGCATTTCCACGCCAACCAGACTGTCTGTCCAGAAAATAGTTTTATCGTGTCCGTCACCAACCAGCGAATACATGGACATGTTTGTTGTTGAACCGGAGGAATCCAAATTTACAAACTCAGGCATTTTCTGAAAGTAATATCTCCCGCCTGGTGCATAAACCTGCCGCTTATATTTTGCACCATCAACCAGCGCCTGAATCAGGGCGGGTGTCCAGTCAACGACTTCAGCCCCATCAACAATAGTATCGAGCGCCAGATGTCGATATTCCCATAAATTAACCTTCCCGGCGTTCAGATAAGTGGCGACATTGTTGATAAGTTCAAGTGCCCACTGGCGCTGATATGCTGACAGATAGGCACCAAAACCCACCTCCTCAGAGCGCATGTCCTTTCTGATGACAGCGTCAGATGTATAAGCCCAGCAACCGGCACCAATTCCGCCCGTCCCTTGTGGCGTGCTGCCAGCCAGAACCGTTTTCGGAAACGCCCCTGTCCACACCAGGCGATAACTGTCGAACAGGATTTCTTCACGCGGCGATTCCAGGGTCGCTCCCTCGGCGAATGTCTTTACCGCACTGACTTTTTCGGCGATCGATTCATCTGCTTTGTCGGCCTGGTCTTTAAGATACCGCGTACGGTTTGCCAGGCTTTTCAGTGGGCGGTTTGCTGGGCCATCCAGTCCCCCGGCGACGCGCTCGCTCCGGGAGATCATCTCAATCTCTTCTTCCCACGATGAGGACTCTGGAAGTCTGGTCATACTCTTACCCGTAATTAAAATTGCCATCGTGAAAAATCACGCCGTTGTAAGTAATGTTCTCTTCCGGCTCAAAATCGGCCGGATAAATACTGATAATGTCGCCGCTGCAAAGAGTTGAGCCGACATGAATATCACCGAGCACTTTTGTGGATATATTGAGCTGTGCCAGATGTCGGCTAACGGGTTTTGTAACATCAATCAACCGGTTCAGTTCGTCCAGCATCCTGGGTGTGATACCGATATCACCCACATCGACCTCAAGCCGGAATGTTCCTGCCGGATCAGCAACATCCCACCACTCCTCGATTGACATGGAGTAACCCATTTTTTCGACTACATGGCGGATTGCAGCGATGGTCCCTTTTCTCTGATGGAGCCAGAACGATTCACTGATGGCGCTGCGTTTTTCCGCTTCATTCCACTCCTCATCCCAACTGTCTACCGAAAAAGCCCAGGCCAGGTAGGGTAAAAAGCTCGCAGGGCATTTCCACGGGTTCCACAGGTCACGCAGTGGTACGTTTAAATCACTGATACCTGAACAGGCTTGCGCCAGCCTGCGCTCCAGCGCAGACGCCCCCGGCGGTAACAGACTGCTAGTCATCAGAACCACCAATTTCTGCTTTAAAATCGGTGCAATATGACGCCTGCGTTTTATCTAACACCATGTCCGCCAGGGGCTTCATCAGCTCAACGCGCTGGACGCCCTGAACATGCAGAGCGGCATAGATCGCAGACAGCCGCACGTCACGCCCCAGGCGACGCTGCTCGTTGATATATGCCGTACCCTGCGCTTTCGCGGCCGCCAGGATGGGTTCCTTTGCCGGGCCGGGATAGACATAAAGAACCGCATCAATTTCATAGGGGACAATCTCAGCAGATCGGACACTCACCCGATCCGCCACCGGCCGCACAGCCTCATCGTTCAGGGCCTCACCGACGACCTGCAGTAAGTCTTCCGGCGCAGTACCATCGCCGTCGCGGGCCAGAATAGTCACCACGACTTCCGCCGGTGACGGGCTGAACGCCGACGCGTCCGCCACCCGACCATCCGAGCTAAGCGCGTGATATTCATAGGCTCCGACTGGCCCGGCAACGCTCATCCCCTCAAAGGCCGCCGGGATGCGCTGGCGATAATCCGCGTCAGATTCCATTACCGCCTCCGTGGGCGGCGTTGTGGTGTCGTCCGCAGCCGTAATCACCCGTCGCTGTACGTTGTTATTCGCGCCTAAATTGTCCAGGTCATCCCCGCCGGAATATGCCACCATTACGGCTTTCGCCGCCTCGTTAATCCGCTGGCGCAGCAGCAACTCCCGGTACACATTTTCCTGCAGCATTTTCACCACCGGCTCAGATTCAAGCGCTAAGGTGCGGGCCACGGCCTCCTGCTCTTCTGCCGGAAATAACGCGACAAATTCAGCCTTGCGCTCAGACAGCAGGGTTTCAAAATCCGGCACATCCACAATTTGCGGCGGCGGCAGCTGGGAAAGGTCAATAACGGCCATTGTCTGCTCCTGTCGATACGGAAAGGGACACGGGCACGCCGTCATTACGCTGGCCTGCCAGCTCAATAACCATTGCACCATCCATGCTGCTGCTGTTAACCGTGATGGTGTCCAGCTGCAGCCGCGGCTCCCAGCGCCTCAGCGCCACATACACCGCAGCCATGATCTGCAGGCGCAGCGCAGGGTTTTGCGGCTGGTCAATGAGCGCTGAAAGCAGGGAACCATACTCCCGGCGCGCAAGCCGGCTCCCTTGCGGGGTCAGCAAAATGTCACGCACCGACTGGCGCAGGTGGTCAGTTTCCGTTATGGCTCTGCCGGTATCGCGGCTCATCCCGATATAGAGCGTCAAAATGGACCTCCCGTCGTTCCGCCACTGTCGCCAGGGTGTTTATGCTTATCAGCAACGACGCCGTTTGACGTCATCGCGCCCCCGCCGTGGGTCACATCGCCATTCAGGATCACATTGCTGTTGATACGTGTGGTGTCAGCCTCGATCACAAACTCACCGGTTTTGCAGGAGACAACCTGCGAAGACTCAATCAGCACGCTTTTCACGCCGCGAATAATCCAGCGCCCGGTGGCGGGGTCGTATTCGAACCAGCCACCATCCTCGTATGCAGTCACGTCCGCACTTTCAGAGTCTGACGGCGGCGGGCAGGCGTTGGAGTAGATGGCCGGAAGCGCAAAGGCTGTATCCAGATTGCCGCCCAGGCTGAACAGCACCACCTGCTCCCCTGGAGACGGGCACCACCAGGTGCGTGATTTACCTGCACGGTAGGTCAGCCAGTTAATCCAGTTGGTTTCGAGGTCGCCCGTTTTCACCCGGCACAGCCAGCCGTCCCGGTCCACTTCGGTCACAATGCCGGTGCGGATCAGATTGGTGATAAGGCGCATGATTTCGGTTAATTGCGTATTCATGAAGGCAAGATTGCCACGCGCGGAGGGAGTGCGGCAGCGTGGCGGGTTGTGTCATCCCTGACACAAAATCACTGTGAAAACCAACGCAGTAAGTCGTCTCGCGTAATGTCTTCTGATTCATCATTGATGCCGAGCAACCGGCGCTCTGCATATTTGACTTCCGGCCCTTTACGGCTGACCCGATCACGCAAGCCATAGTGATGCACGCGGGCTATGCGCTGCACACGGCTCTCAAACTCGACACTTGCCGAGTCCTGGCTGGCGACGGCTTTCAGGTATTTTGTGGTGCGGAGTTTTGCAAACATCTGCCGACGGATGCGGCCCTGTTTCGTTCTGGCCGTCACGCGACGCGGCTCGTAAGCCGTCCCGTCCGGGTTGCGCTGCATCCTGATATTTTTTCTGCTGGCTGCGGCGCAGCTGCTGCGCCAGCTCCCGCATCATGCGCTTACGTGCGGCAGGCTCCAGACCCGCCAAGAGCGCATCTAACCAGGCGTCAACTTCCTGCAGATCAGCCACGGCTCACCGCCCACATTTCGTCCGGTTCGTCCGGTTCCGGCACTGCTTCGACGCTGGACACGTCACCGTCAACGCTGACTATCACACGCTCTGTCAGTTGCAGGTTCAGGCTGATATCACAGATATCATTGCGCAAAATATCGACTTCAAAGGAAAGCAACTTTTCCCGCAGTTCCGGGTTATGAATGGCATCCGGCTGATTCTCCATGAGCCAGGCCACCACCGGCGCCATCAATAACCCCTGATCGCCGCTGAAATCCACAATCACCACATTCAGGGTGTAACGATATTCCCATGAAAGTGACGCTGCCCCGGTTGCCACCACCGATCCGTTATCAACGAACAAATGCAGCTTATCCGGGTTATCGCGGACATATGGCACCGCGTTATTCAGGGCGCGGCATAAGGATTGAGGCTTGTTCACTGTCTCGCTCCTGACAGGAAATTATCGTGTCCACTTTATCGGCGCAGACCGCCCAGGCCGCCTCCGCTTCATCCAGCGCGGTCAGCAGATCGCCGTTAGTGCGTGCCGCCGACTTTTCCAGGCGGCACTGAGTCACTCTGGGACAACCATTCACGGTAAGCAGCACCTCCGGCGAGGGCTGGACGTTCGCGCATCCTGATAATGTCAGCAAGCAGAAGAATGTCAGCCCAGCGGCGTAAATCTTCATTTTCACGTTTTAACTCCTCAATTCTGTGCTGACGGCTTTATTTTTCTTTTCGCTAGCTCACCCAAGTTGTGCTATAAATGGCACAATCTGGGATTAACAACATGAGTACTTACAATGAATTTGAATGAAGAGCAATATTCCGCAGCATTGGCTACCTTGAATAAAAGAGCCAGTCGCTCAAAAATGACGACAATCCTTTTTATATACGCCCTTTTAATATCATTAGTTTCAATGCCCACATCTCTTTTTTACATAAAAATAAAGAGCAACGATAGAGAAGATTTATTATCTTCCCTAACGAGAGCAGCAACAGAGGCTCATTCAACCCTGAATGCTATAACAGGTTTAAACAATGCAACTCGTGAATTAATTCAAAGCCTAGATAATTTCAAGTCATCTTCAAACATCGGAAACAATTTAATTTCACAACTCACCACCACCGCCCCTGTCACCAAACAAGAAAACACACTAACAAAAATATTAGAAATCGCTGGTCCGATTATTTTAATACTATCAAGCCTACTATTTATTGTATATATTTTGCGCTTATTCATTGTATTCATTAAATACAACATGCAAATGAGTAATGATTATGACAACCAAAAGATATCCCTCTTACTTTCAGGAGGAAATACCGAAGAGTTCAGTAAAATACTAAACAACCTAAGGTCCCACAATATTACCTTCGAGAAAACACCTTACCTTCCGCAAGAAAAAATAATTCTCAAATTAATTGATTTAGCACGAGTATCAAGAGATAAGATTTAACTACTAACCCACTGAATTAATATATCTCTGGTTAGAGAGAGTGTTAAATCATTCAGCCCCAGTAAACGACGCTTATCGTATTGTACATTGGGGCCTTTTTTACTCACTCGGTCTCTCAGCCCATAATGATGAACACGCGCGATCCGTTGCACTTTATTGTCAAACTCGACGCTTGCCGAGTCCTGGCTGGCGCCGGCTTTCAGATATTTTGTTGTGCGGAGTTTTGCAAACATCTGCCGACGGATGCGGCCCTGTTTCGTTCTGGCCGTCACGCGACGCGGCTCGTAAGCCGTCCCGTCCGGGTTGCGCTGCATCCTGATATTTTTCTGCTGGCTGCGGCGCAGCTGCTGCGCCAGCTCCCGCATCATGCGCTTACGTGCGGCAGGCTCCAGTCCCGCCAGCAACGCATCTAACCAGGTGTCAACTTCCTGCAGCTCAGCCACGGCTCACTGCCCACATTTCGTCCGGTTCGTCCGGTTCCGGCACCGCTTCGACGCTGGACACGTCACCGTCAGCGCTGACTATCACACGCTCTGTCAGTTGCAGATTCAGGCTGATATCACAGATATCATTGCGCAAAATATCGACTTCAAAGGAAAGCAACTTTTCCCGCAGTTCCGGGTTATGAATAGCATCCGGCTGATTTTCCCTTAACCAGGCCACCACCGGCGCCATCAATAACCCCTGATCGCCGCTGAAATCCACAATCACCACATTCAGGGTGTAACGATACTCCCATGAAAGTGACGCTGCTCCGGTTGCCACCACCGATCCGTTATCAACGAACAAATGCAGCTTATCCGGGTTATCGCGGACATATGGCACCGCGCTATTCAGGGCGCGGCGTAAGGATTGAGGCTTGTTCACTGTTTCGCTCCTGACAGGAAATTATCGTGTCCACTTTATCAGCGCAGACCGCCCAGGCCGCCTCCGCTTCATCCAGCGCGGTTAGCAGATCGCCGTTAGTGCGTGCCGCCGACTTTTCCAGGCGGCACTGAGTCACCCTGGGACAACCATTCACGGTAAGCAGCACCTCCGGCGAGGGCTGGACGTTCGCGCATCCTGATAATGTCAGCAGGCAGAAGAGTGTCAGCCCAGCGGCGTAAATCCTCATTTTCACGTTTTAACTCCTCAATTCTGCGCTGACGGCTTCGCAGCAGCGCGTTTGTACTTTCTGCCGCCGCGTAAAGCCTTGCCTGTTCCCGGTTATTGGTTTCGGACAGGATGGACAGGGCGATCAGCTGGCTGTTCGTTTTTGCGAGTTTTTCGCCTGTCGTTTTCAAATCCCGCCCTTGCCGCTCGATGGTCTGGCTGGCCTCCTTCATCCGCCATGACTGCCAGCCAAGCGCCAGCACTACCAGCGCCAGAATTACCGCCAGCGCCTTCGTCATACCGTCACCGGCTCCGCATCAATAATCTGCGCACGCAGAACCTTAAGCGCGACCAGCGTCAGCAGATAAAATACCAGGGTGACAACGTGGCCCGTAAAGGTGAGAAAAATCACAAGCAGTGAACACCTTGCCCATCTGATCACCTGGTTTCCTGGCGTACTGAAAAAGCGCGTCAGCGCCTGCTTTGCCTCTCCCCGATGAGTGCCGCCCGCATACCACCCAGCCAGGCAAAGTAGCACCGCTCCCCAGCTCAGCAGGCAGGCTATCCAGGTCAAGGCTGTAACCAGTGCCGGAACAATACTGTTTGGAACAAAGAGACTAAAAATCATCAGCGCCGTGTACAGCACCGAAAATAACCCACCGATCATTTTCTTTTTCATTTCGTTACGCTCCTTTTAAGCACCAGGCCAGCTCCCGCCCGCGGCGGTTTTCCAGGCCCTGATTAAATACGCCTTTGACATATACCCAGCGAGGCAGCTGATAGCAGGCATCACGCCAGCGCTTCTTATTGATAAACTTCACCATGGTTGAGCTGCAGGCGTTGCCGGTTCCCACGTTGAAGGCCAGCGATACCAGCGCGTCATAGACGTTCTGCGGTACGCTCACCAGGACACAGCGATCCAGTGCCTTCTCCACCCTTAAAACGTTGGTGATGAAACTCCCGGCGGCCTGCCGTTCCGTGATGGTCTTCCCCGGCACCACGCCGGACGCATTGCCAATGCCATCGGTCCACACCCCCGCATCACACTGATACGGCTGCAGGCGGCAGCCCTCGTAATCGGCTATCAGCTTCAACCCTTCCACTGAGGTATGAAGTTGCTGAAAGCCCGGCAGGGTGGCGGCAATCGCCAGCACCGCCCCTACCAGGCAACGTTTAACGGTTGAAGGATTCATATTCCCCCTGTGTAATTTTTCCGCCGCGCAGCAGCTGGTAGGTTTTGTGTTTGTAGTACCAGTTGATGGCCAGCATCAGCACGCCAATCAACACACCGCCCACTGTCGACACATCCTTAAGCGATAAATCTCCCATCCATGCCAGCAGTGCAGCGATGCAGTACGTGATGAAGGCGCTGATCCGTTCAAGCGTCATATTTCAGTCCCATAACTGGACGGTCTGCACCGTGGAAGTGGTGGCAATATCCGGCAGCTCCACCTGCAGCCCGTGTGGTAAGAACGGGCCGTGCTCAGCCAGCCCGGGATTTGCCTGCAGTACCTGCTCAGTGACACCCTGCGTGCGTCCGTAATGACGCCAGCAAAGCGCGTCCACCGTGTCACCCTGGTATGCACGCACTTTCATCAGATCAGCTCCACCGTACAGTGAGGCGCATCCTGTACCCGGCTGATTGCCCAGCGAGCATCACGCCACAGGTCGCCGCTGGCCTCCGCCAGCTCATCCCCCCTTTTCACACCGGAGGCCGTGGCGTCGTAGTCCTGGTAACGCTCATTCACCTGCGCCCGTGCCCAGCAATAAACGGCGTTGTGGTAGTGGTGAATACGTTCGCTTTTACCGTCCAGCAAGTCCGCCGGTACATCGGCCAGCGTCATAAATCCCAGCGTCTGCTGGCGCTTGCGGAAGTCGTACAACTCCGCATTGACCTCTGACATCGCAGACCGGATGAGTTGTCCGAGGCGGGGTGACGTCACCGTGCCATCCGTCCGCATCACGCTGCGAAACTCTGATAAATCAACATCGGGCCAGAACGGCGTATTTTTGATAATTTCCGCCTGTTCCGGCGCCTGCTCAGGCGCAACAAACTTCATGCGGGCTTTCTCCTGAAATAGTGGGCGGTGGACGGGGTTTTGATGTGGCAAAAGCCTTTCGCCACCCCGTGCCGCCCGTGCGCGGGGCACGTTCCGTTAACGGCTGTCATTGCGCAATCTGCGCTCCAGCTGCTGTTTTTCTTTTTTGACGCCACAGCGTGGATCAAGCTGCAGCGCATGATTGATGTGATTCAGGGCGGAGGCCGGGCTGGTTTCGGTCAGTACAGCGCCAATCGCTTTATGCAGGCGTGCCCGTGACTGGTCTGGCATATCCTGGCCGTCTGTCAGCTCCAGTGTCTGCAGTAACAACCCGGCATCGAAAGATTCACCTGCCAGCAGAGCGGCCTGCGCAGCGTCTGCCATTTCCTCTGCCAACACCGTCTGGACGTTACGGTTTCCAATGGGCATCACCCATCCGTGCCGCAGCGCATGACGCCCTGCATCCAGCGCACCGGCATAATCACCGGCATCGATACGCCAGAGCATTACAAACATCACCACGTCATCCTGCCGGGCACCATCAGCAGCCAGCACCCCCTCCACCCAGGCGGAATAACGGGGCAGCAGCTCCACTTTGATTTGGGCTTTCTTCACGGTGGACTGGATACCTTTCAGGCGGCGGCGATCCTCCGCCAGCTGCATCAGCATCAGGTCATACCCCGTCGCGTGGCGAACATTGCCGCCCTGTCGGGCGGCCTGTTCAGCCTGGACGCGCAGGCGGTGCTGCCGTGCTGGACTCAGGCTCATGCGTTACGCCCCCTCGCCTTCCGGTACAGCTGGCGTGCTGAAATCCCCCATCTGGATGTTTTCAACCAGCGCCGCACAGCGGTAATCCTCAACCACATACGCTTCATTGACGGACTCGAAATTCTCGATCCGGTCACGTTTCGGGTTATCGATAACAGAACGACGGCGGGTATCTTCCTGCCAGTAAATGGACAGGTTATCCAGGCGGGTGATCAGCAGTGCATTCGCAGGGAAATACGGCGCGCGTACAGCCTGCAGGCCACCCATGCGTTTCTGGCTGATGATCAGATCAGCGGCCAGCTTCTCCGTGTTCTCCTGGTCTTTGTTAACCAGCGGGAAATACTTGTCAGACAGCAGCTCACGGCCACAGACGACCACCAGATCATCATCATCCTGATATACCGGGTCGATCAGCTCGTTGACCGCATCCATCACCACGGCGTCCAGGTTGGCATAATCGCCACCCTTACCAACCTTCACGGCGCCTTTGGTGGTCACGCCGTCTTTGGTTTCGCTGCCCATGACATGATCCGGCGCATCTTCGCGGATTTTTTGCAGCCAGCCCTTATTTACGTCCTGCAGCATCGGGTTGGCGTCGCGGTCAGAGGTTTTGGCACGCTTCACGCCGTTGAACCCGATCATGATGCGGTCCAGAGCCTGGCGCTTCACGATGGCGTTACGGATCCGTACCTGGAAGTCCTGGAATTTTGCCCACAGGTCCAGCTTTGCGTAGGTCAGCACCGTATCAAAGTTGGTCTGTTCGCATTTGTATTCCACGTCCGCCATCACTGTCGGGTCAGTTGGTTCGCGCTCTTTGGTGGTGGTATCCGTGGTACCGGCAATCGTGCTACCGACACCCAGACCCAGCAGCTGGCCTGACTGCTCATCCACCGGGGTGATGTTAATCAGTGTCAGAAAGGCAGCGGACTGCTGGATCTGGTCTTCCAGCGTCTGCTGTACCGACGGCTCAACGGTGAATTTGCTGGAAAGTTCTTCCACTTCCACGTTGTTCAGGCGTGCCAGTTGCTGCAGGTAGGCGTTAAAGGCAAAACGGGTTTTCTTTTTCATTGGTTCTTATGCTCCATCAGCAATTGGTCAGTGTGCCTGCCGGTGCGTTTCCGCCCGGCGCGCGCTGGCGATAATCTTTGCGGCTGTCTTCCTGGCTCAGCCGCTGCTCCAGTTCAGCAAAAGCGGTCTGCTGTTCCTGCAGGGAGGCTTCCAGCTCAGCAATGCGTGCATCCTGCGCAGACATGGAGTGCTCAGTACGTTCGCTCAGGTTTTGCTGTTCAGTAGCAATCAGCTCCACCGCGCGATGCACGTCAGAAAAACGCGCGTCATCGTTCTGTTCTTTTTTGGTGAACATCGCGGCAACGCGGGAAAACAGGGAGGGTTTTTCGTCCTGGACTTCTTCCCACTCGATCAGCGTTTCTTCTGCGGCGGTAAAGAGGTTTTCAGGGTTTTGCTTGCGGCCTGCCAGGGGGTTACTTCTGGCGCTGGCGCTAAACTGCAGCATTTCAGTACCCAGGCTTGCGGGATCATCCGTCGCCGCCAGGCCAACCAGGTAGGCTTTGCCGGTATCGGCAAAACTGGTATTGACTTCCATCGAGGTAAACAGCTTTTGCAGATTACGGGTATACGCCACCAGGTCCTCTGACGGGGTGATCCACGCATACAGGGCCAGTTTCCCTTTCAGCGGGCCGTCTGCAATCTCCTCTGCCTCCAGCTTATCCACGGTCCCGAAACGGCGGAAAGGGCTGTCAGGGGTGTAACCCTTGATGTGCTCCAGATTAATCAACGCGGTATACACCTGCGGGTCATAGCTCGCCGCCATCTGTTCCAGCCAGGCACGCTCAATATTGCGCCCGTCTGTCGTTGCCCCTTCCACACCGATGCGGAAGCGCTTTGCTTTTACAGCCATGTGACCGACTCCATCAAATAACTCTGTGAGGCCTTATGGTTGCTGCGATGGAGGGGGTGAAACAACGCGCGGACCTTGTGCGGTAAACCATACAAAGGCCAGCCGGGGAAAGGCGCCAGGCAAGGCCGTATGTTTGTGCCATGGAAACGATGACCCCCGCAGACCTCGATCCCCGCAGGCAGGCATTACTGCTGTATTTTCAGGGATACCGCGTAGCCCGCATTGCTGAAATGCTGGGCGAAAAAGTTGCAACCGTTCACAGCTGGAAAAAGCGCGACAAGTGGGGCGAATATGGCCCACTCGATCAGATGCAGCTCACCACTGCCGCCCGCTATTGCCAGCTCATCATGAAGGAGCACAAGGAAGGGAAAGACTTTAAAGAAATAGACCTGCTGGCGCGCCAGTCCGAGCGCCACGCCCGCATCGGTAAATTTAACAACGGCGGTAATGAGGCGGACCTTAACCCCAACGTGCAAAACCGCAACCGCGGCCCCCGCAAGACACCAGAAAAGAACCTGTTTACTGACGAACAGATCGAAAAGCTGGAAGAAATTTTCCGCAACGGAATGTTTGAATATCAGCGCCACTGGTGCGAAGCAGGAATTAAGCACCGCATCCGCAACGTGCTTAAATCGCGCCAGATCGGCGCTACGTATTATTTCGCGCGTGAAGCGCTGATGGACGCCCTGATGACAGGGCGAAACCAGATTTTCCTGTCAGCCAGTAAAGCCCAGGCGCATGTTTTTAAGCAGTACATCATCGAGTTTGCCAAAGAAGTCGACGTGGAATTAAAAGGCGATCCCATGGTGCTGCCAAACGGCGCCACGCTGTATTTTCTCGGGACCAACGCCCGCACCGCGCAGAGCTACCACGGCAACCTGTATCTTGATGAGTATTTCTGGATACCGAAATTTCAGGAGCTACGTAAAGTCGCCTCCGGCATGGCGCTGCACAAGAAATGGCGCCAGACCTATTTTTCCACGCCTTCCAGCCTGACGCACAGCGCTTACCCGTTCTGGTCCGGTGCCCTGTTCAATCGCGGGCGCGCAAAAGCTGATCGCGTTGATATCGACCTGACCCACTCAGCCCTTGCTGCTGGTCTGCTTTGCGCTGACGGTCAGTTCAGACAGATCGTGACGGTGGAGGACGCCGTGCGCGGCGGCTGCAACCTGTTCGACCTCGACCAGCTGCGCCTGGAGTACAGCCCCGACGAGTACCAGAACCTGCTGATGTGTGAATTCATCGACGATCTCGCCTCCGTTTTCCCCCTGGCTGACCTGCAGGCCTGCATGGTGGACAGCTGGGAAGTCTGGGAAGACTTTCAGGCGCTGGCCCTGCGTCCGTTCGGCTGGCGCGAAGTCTGGATCGGCTATGACCCGGCGAAAGGTACCCAGAACGGCGACAGCGCTGGCTGCGTAGTCATTGCCCCGCCGACGGTGCCCGGCGGTAAGTTCCGCATCCTTGAGCGTCACCAGTGGCGCGGAATGGACTTCCGCGCCCAGGCAGAGGCCATCCGCAAACTGACTCAGCAGTATAACGTGACCTACATCGGCATTGACTCCACCGGCGTCGGTCACGGTGTTTATGAAAACGTAAAAGGCTTTTTCCCTGCCGTGCGGGAGTTTGTCTATAACCCCAACGTCAAAAACGCCCTGGTGCTCAAGGCATACGACATTATCAGCCACCGCCGTCTGGAGTTTGACGCCGGGCATACCGACATTGCGCAATCATTTATGGCTATCCGCCGCGCCACCACCGCCAGCGGAAACCGCCCTACCTACGAAGCCAGCCGCAGCGAAGAAGCCAGCCACGCAGATTTGGCCTGGGCAACGATGCACGCACTGTTTAACGAACCGCTGCAGGGCGAAGCCGCCAATACCAGCAACATTGTGGAGATTTTTTAATGACTGAGAATACCGCACAGGATGTGATGCCACCTGACGTACAACCCAATGATGCAGCGACTACCCAGGCGTTCAGTTTTGGCGATCCCATTCCGGTACTGGACCGCCGCGAACTTCTGGACTACGTAGAATGTGTGCAAATGGACCGCTGGTATGAGCCGCCGTTGAGCTTTGACGGGCTGGCGCGGACCTATCGCGCCGCTGTACATCACAGCTCACCGATTGCTGTTAAGCGTGACATTCTCAGTAGTACCTACATCCCCCACCGCCTGCTCAGCCAGCAGGCTTTTGCCCGTTTCGTCCAGGATTATCTTGTGTTCGGTAACGCCTATCTGGAAAAACGGACGAACAGGCTGGGCGGCGTCCTGTCACTGGAGCCATCACTGGCGAAGTACACCCGGCGCGGGATTGACCTTGATACTTACTGGTTCGTGCAGTACGGCATGACCACCCAGCCTTATGAGTTCACCAAAGGTAGCATCTTTCACCTGATGGAGCCGGACATTAACCAGGAAATCTACGGGCTTCCCGGCTACCTTTCCGCGATCCCATCAACACTGCTCAACGAGTCGGCTACGCTGTTTCGCCGTAAGTATTACATCAACGGCAGTCACGCCGGATTCATCATGTACATGACTGATGCGGCACAGAATCAGGAGGACGTGAACAACATCCGTCAGGCTATGAAAAGCGCCAAAGGGCCGGGCAACTTCCGCAACCTGTTTATGTATTCGCCCAACGGTAAAAAGGACGGCATCCAGATCATCCCGCTGTCGGAGGTCGCGGCGAAAGATGAGTTTCTGAACATCAAGAATGTGAGCCGCGATGACATGATGGCCGCACACCGCGTCCCCCCGCAGATGATGGGCATCATTCCCAACAATACCGGCGGGTTCGGTGACGTTGAAAAGGCCAGCCGTGTCTTTGTGCGCAACGAATTAATTCCACTGCAAAAGCGGATGCAAGAGCTAAACATATGGCTTGGTGAAGAGGTGATAAAGTTCGCCCCTTACACTTTGGATATTAGCTGATAAAAAAAGGCGCCGACTTGGGCGCCTTTCATATCTTACTGGTTGTTAGCAAGCTGCACATACACCGTCAAATCCAGCAGACTGAACCTTCTTTGTTGCAACTTCGTTACTGCGGCGCTGGATTACTTTAGCAATACTCTTCAGGATTGAAGGTGAAGCGTTACGGACTTTAACTTGGTTAAGTACCTTCGTAACACCAAATTTCACAACCAGCACCCCGAAAATCTCATCTGAGTAAGATTCAGAAATCGAGCATACACCGCTCAAATCCAGATCCACTGAGCTGCCACTTTTGATGAGGACTTCAATTTTGTGCCGTTGAGGGATAGCCTGATTGCGCGAAGCCAGGTCACCCTCGGGCAACTTGTAAGCGATTCTGTTCATTACTCCCCTCCTAACGCCCGCATGATATCCATAAGCTGAGGATCATTTTCTTCGTTATCTTTATCAACAGCCAGTTCATTAATCTTAAAACGACAAGAAATAGCCACTCCAGGCCAAGCACTTCTCAACTCGGTGTAGGTTACTTCGTCACCACTTGCCTCTAAGCATACATTTCCTGTAGCCAGTTGCAATTCTCCGTTGTAAGTTTTAACCAATTTCATCAAGTGATGGAGGCCAAGCCCTTGATGATTATTCTCTTTTTCTTTTACTTTAACGCCTGCACCGAACAGGTTCCCTCCCATGTAGTCACCAGGTACCTGCTGAGCCCAGTCATCCTGCAGATCGGCATGCTTTGAGGAGTTACCCTCTTGTATGCACCATTCAATTGCGTCCTGATGTGATTCTATACCAGGAATATCAGCCCGCCTTAACTCTCTCAAAAAACCTAACCCACAGTCCGCCAGGGAGAACTCGAGATAATGCTCTCTTCTTTGTGTATACGGAACAGCCGATCGTTGAGCAAAAGAGAAACCTGACGATTTTCCATGCGACCAAACGTTGTCATGCAACTCTCCGATAACATGCGTCAGGTCGGTTAGTCCCTTCGGATAGTCTCCCGGAGCTCGTCCAGGAAAAGTTAACTGTCTAACGCAATTATTGATGCTAGTTGTAGCGATATCTACCGCATCAACACTAGTAAGAGCAGTAACTAAGCTGTAATGCCGACCTACGTTTACCCTTTCCTGCTGATACCGGTCTATCCCCCAAAGAGCACCGTGCAGATTGATTGCACTCATATAGTCTCGGCCAGGTAAAGAGCAGTTTTCTTCGGTAATCCGATGATGGTTAATATAAGCTGCCAATACAGTTATAAATCCTGGATGGCAGTGGTTGTTAGGCAAAAGCAACTCGTTAGTGTCTTTATTATGAAATGCTGCTGTATGCAAAATACCGTCTTTTAATCCTAACCCCATTGACTGAGCCTTTTTTGTTCATTTTTGCTCATCATATAACTTCCACCTTGCCAGAGCAAAACCATCCAAGGTTTTGATTGGCCCCACTCCATTTAAAGCGGCAGCGCGCGCTCGTAGCCCCGCCACGCCTGCCCGCTTTACGCAGTGGTTTTCATGCACCTGCACGATATAAGCAAAAGCCCGCCAGAACTGGAGGGCTTGGACATAAACGATCCTCTAGCGATCATTCATTTTCATGCAGCATAGTCATGCACGACGGTGCAATCAGTCAAAAAGAGAATAATTGGCGTCGAATTCGTGGCTTGTAGCCTCAACTCTCGTACACACATTAAGGTAATTGAGTCCGTCAGATAACGATACCGGGCGCTCCAGCTCAATCCAGAAACTATCTTCGTAAGTCTTCCCTAGCCAGAATCCACCGCCGTACTCTTTTGGACGCTGAAAGAAAACCCACTGACCGGGAATCATTGTCTGCAGTGCTTCACCGCGATAAACAATCTGATAATTGCTGTCTTTGGAACCCATAGCTAACGCCTCGCATTGCTCGTTGTTCAACCTTGTGAGTGACAGAACAATTTTCTGACACTCACAACGTTTCCTAATGAAGCCAGCTGTCGTCCTCCCAGACCTGCTGCAAAATTTCCATTACCCGCTTTTTATCTTCGTCCAGTTTCAAGCCGCTCAGCTCCAGGCCGTTAGCGCTTCCCTTACGTATGCGGATTGCCGTTTTTGGATAGAGAGGGCGCAAATTTCGGTAAAGCTCGGATTCAAGGGCTTCCAGTGTTGCCTGGCTTATCTTCTGCTCTTTATCGATCATTATTTCAATGCGCATAAAGCCCCCCTTAGTTGATAACGTCCATCGCCTGGCCGTAATCATGGTTCCGAATTTTCGCCATCAACTCGTCCGTCAGTTCCGACACCCACTGGATCGCAAGGCGTTTCTCTTCTTCGCTACACTCACTAGCCGCTACAAGCTTGATAAAGAAATCAATACGCTGGAGTTTCAACGACTCCAAAAGATAGTCCTGCATTTTCCCTCCTATCCTCACTACGGGATAAACCAACCAGCATCCCCAGGAAGAGATGCCTATGACTGTATGCATATCCACTGTTTATATATACAGTATATGAGGATTTCGGGGTTGTAAAATATTTTTTATCAATCAATCAGATGAGTCTGTTTGCTGAGGTTAATCATTAACTTCACTCAGCGCCGTCATTATTGCCAGCCGCTCGGCATGGGGCAAAGCTGCGAACTTTTCGCGCCAGCGCTTCGCCTTGCGTTTGATGCGCTCCCTGTCGTTGTAATCCTTACCCGCAAAAGTGTGCGAGTAGGCTCGCCCCTCCGGGTAATTCATCCAGATTTTCTCTGTGCGTACACCGCCGCGAGTCATGGCCTGAAATTCTTTCTGGCGCCAGCCCGTTAACAGTTCGTTATAAAGCGCTGATGGGTAACCGGACAAAATCACACTGACATTTTTTGGCAGGCTTTTAAGGCAGGCCAGCAGCCGCTCATGATCGGCAACGGTATATTCATTGCGATAACGCGCGGCACTGGTGCGCGTTTCATGCAGATAGGGAGGGTCTGCGTAAACCAGCACACGCCCGGCGGAGGAAAAATCGAAGCCCCTTAAAAACTGCACCGCATCGGCAACCTCGATAAAAAGGCTATCGCCCACGGTATCAAGGAAATCAACATTGCCCTGGCAGAACGCCTCAACCGTCAGGGGATCAATATCAACGCCCCAATTGCGGCGGGCCGGTGGCTTACGCAACATAACAGCGCCACCGCCCAGGTGGGTCTCAATGTAGGTATCATGCGGCGGCATTTCCGCAATAATCTTTTGAAAAACACCGCTTGCAGCCTTGCTTCCCAGATAAGTCATTTTTGTTTTCCTCAACTCCTGATTTCGTTTTAATTCACCTGCAGCACAGTCGAAAATGACGTTACTCGATGAATGGCCAGCACTGTCATTTCTGACGGTGAAGCGCTCAATTCGGTACCACACCGTCAGTCCTGACCATGTTGATCGCGGGCTATTTCTGCGCTGAAAATGCACGCTTCATTCGGTTCAAAAGGTCATCCGCCTGCTGTTTAATCTCCACAATCTGGGACGGCAGACGCTGAACACCTGCCGCAGTACGGTTACGGACAGTAAGGCGCCCTTCATCAACCGTTAACACCTGATCGCCAAAAGCAACCACCGCGCCAGAAATCAACGAACGGACCATTCCGGCACTGGCATCCACTCCACGCAGAGCCAGCAGCTCACTAATTTGCTTTTCCTGCTCCGTCATAGAGCTGGCTTTTGGCCTCACTTTTATGCGCTTGTTAGTTACCCTTGCCGCTTCGCTCAGCCGCTGCGCTATCACCCGTTTTTCTTTTCGGGATAAAGAGCCAATATCCGCCCAGCTGGCACTGTCATTCATGACCGTGCCACCAGGATCGGCGCGTTTTTCAACCTCCCGCGGCTCCCGCGTACAGTTATTGACAGAACTCCGAGGGGCGGCGGGGCCGCCTGAAAAATCAAGGTCAAAACCGGAAACGCCGTCGGCCTGACGTTTCGGCACAATTTTGTATTTGGTAGTGCGCGTATGAATCAGCGATTCCGGCCCACGGATCGGAGAGTAAACGCCGGAAATTTTGGAGACGTCATCCCCGTAAAGGTTGCCGTTTTCGGTGACTTCATAGCTGAGGCGCACGCGCAGGAGATCACGGGAAACCAGCGGGCCACCCTGAGCACTCACGTACAAATCCCACGCGCTGCTGTCAGCGGCCTGGCGCACTGGCTCAATTTCGGGGTGCAGGACCAGCTCACGATCACCGAGGCGGCGCAATTCACGCCACACTGTTACCGGTGCGCCGCCTATCTGCTGGAACTGACGGATCGCCCAGCGAGACGCCCAGGCACTAACGCGGCGCGCCATCTCTTTCAGAGGCTTGCCGGTTTCATCATCCAGATCGTCATCAAGCTGATAGCCATCAATATTTTTTGAAATGTATTTGGCGATATAGCCCGTAGCGCTGCCCTTCTCTTTCTCGATGGGTTTCATTTCGAAGCGGTTTTCAGCGGCGCCAGGCTCATTCCCATCCTCACGCATGGCGTGCTTACGAAAGATTGTTGTTGCTGGTTCGATATGCTCCGGGCGCATGAAAAGCAGGAGGTGCCAGTGCGGGGTTTCGTCGTGGTGAGGCTCAACAACGCGAAAGCCAAACACGCGAATACCATTGCGCAGCCAGGCCGCACGCGTGCGCGCCCATACTTTGCAAAGATATTTCTGCGTTTCACGCGGTGACGCGCCGCTGTATTTGTTGTTCCGGCGCCCGTCGTACTGCATTGAGTGGTATTTGGATGGAGCGGTAAGCGTGAAGAACGCCCCGGCCAGCCCGGCCTCATTCGCTAAATCTTCGAACCCACGCATGCGCGCCATCAGTTCACGGCGTCGGTTGGCTGGGTTGGCAACGCTGCCGGCCACTTTATCAATCAGCGATACGCGCTCTCCGGTGTCCTCATCTTCCAGCTCCATCGCTTTCAGAAATTCGCGGTTGGCTTTCTTTTGCGCCGTCCATTCCTGCAAACATGGGTCACTGCAGTACGGTGCGGATTTTTTGTGAACATACCCGGCCGCAACCATCAGATGCTCACGCCAGCGAGCATGCATACGGCGCAGACGATTAAGCCACCACTGCGGAGACTGCAGGCGGGCCACTGCTTTCAGTGCGTCTTCCGCCTCCAGTTCTTCTTTGCAGTAGGCCGTCCAGCACGGGACCGACGTTTTGAGGTGATTGGCAAGAAACCCCATGCGGCCATAACCTGAAAGGGTGGAGAAATGGGAATCGGACGTGCAGGCCATCTGGAAATCAAACTCGCGGTTAAACTCGCTACCCAACAGGTCAGCAAGGTTATGCGCCAGTCGTTTCAGCTCTCTTTTGCCAGCCCAAAGCAGGCGCCAGAATTGTTCACGCAGAGGCAACAAAGCCGCAGGCATAACCCCCTGCGGCAGATATTGCTCGTTAACCTGATCTATACGACTCAGAACGAATCGTTCAAAGGTATTGATAAGCCAGGCATCAGCCGCTTGTTTGCCTTTACGGTCTACCTGTTCAAGTTTTTGAGCATACATACGACGGACAAAATGAGGCAGCGAAGCCAGGCGACGACGAACCGCCCGGCCCCGGTCTGGTGCTTCATCCGTTTCTGCCAGTTCGGCAATCGACAAACGCTTGCGATTGCCGTCCGGCGTCAGATACATGATCCCCGGCGCCGCATCGGCTTGCTTAAAACCACCGATTGCAGGGCGCGGGGCATTCCATGCGTAGGGGAAAACGGTGTCAGACATTCTGACACCCCATAATGTAAGCGCGAATAAACGCCGTTGCCCTCACGCCTGCACCTCATAATTCACGCTGCAGTCAGGTCCGGTTGCAGGATCAAATCCAAGCCAGTGACACGATTTTGAGGTAGCAATGATTTCCACGGCAGACTTACCGTCACCAGCCGCAACGCCCATACTGCGGTTTGCGGTAAGGCGGTGATGTGTGAAATTCCGATAAAGGGAGCGAGTAAGTGAGGTGTCACTGTTTGAAACTATGACCGGATGGCCTTCTGACGCGCGGCGCTCAAGAATAGACGCCAGGCGATACTGATCGTCCTCTGTAAAACCGGCAGTGTGGTAATTACTAAAAGTCCCGTCATAAGGAGGATCGCAATAAATCACATCGCCCGTCTGCAACAAAGACAACGTTTCTTCGTAGTTAGCGCAAACAAAGGTGGCTCGCTTCGCTTTCTCAGCAAATGCGCGGATTTCACTCTCAGGAAAATACGGCTTTTTATAATTACCGAAAGGGACGTTGAATACACCGCTTAGGTTGTAGCGGCATAACCCACGATAACAATGGCGGTTTAGATAAAGAAAATATACAGCACGGTGCAGTCGGTCTAATTGCGGATCGTGGTTAAACGCTTCACGCACACGATAATAATTTTCAGCGACAATAAAACTTTCAAAGACCGCCTTAGCAAGATTAATAAAGTTTTCTGTATCTTCTGTAATAGAACGATACAGATTAATTAAATCTGGATTGATATCTGCGACAAGATAATGAGGATAGTCTGTTGCCATCATAATAGCGCAGGAACCCGCGAAAGGTTCAACCAATCGCGGGCCAGCTGGGAGATGCTTTTTCAGTTCGGACATAATGGCGGTTTTGTTTCCCGCCCATTTCAGGATAGTGCTCATACAACGCCTCCGTTGTAGTGCTTGCCTTTAAGCTCTGCGATTTCCTGACAGGTCACACAGCATTGCACGCCCGGAATAGCGCGGCGGCGAGCTGGCGGAATTGGAGCATCACACACCGCACAGAGCACACGGGAAACGCCCGGGACTTTGGCGCGGGCATTGTTGATATGGCGCTCACGATCTTCCTGTTCGCGCAGCTGAGCGAGGTCCATAGAATCAGCCATTAGTGCAACTCCTGCGCTTCGTTCTGGATGCGTACCGCTTCAAGGCGAAGCAGTTCGGCCGCCTCGATATAGCTCAACTGACGGGAAACGATGCGCACGGCCAGACTATCCAGACGAGCCGCCATTGCATCAGCGCGGCAACGGCGCTCATCCAGGCGCGTTTCATTTAACAAAGCGAACAGGCCAGCATCGTCTGGACCTATTTTTGTTGAGTGGGTTTTCAAATTTTTCATATTCATTTCCTCAGAATTCGGGCAAAAAAATGCCCGGCGGGTTTACGCCATAAAAAACGGGTTAGTTACTTAGATATAACCAGAAACAGGGACAGGCTTACTTTTAATCTGGCTGATAATTTCAGCCTGCAAACCTTCTTTAAATTCTTTGCAGCATTCCCATTCGGGATCGACACGCAAAACAGCACCATCACGGGTTTTAATTTCAAAACCTTCCGCCATATTTGGGATGATCACGCCTAAAATAATTCTCAACTCATTACGAGACATGTTTCGCTCCTTTAATAACCAAACGAGCAATACGAATAATTAAAAAAGCTGACGGCTTAGCCGTTTTTGTTTTCAGCCCGTTTAATAATTCGGACTGATCGCGGCATGGGTGCCAGCGCTTGCCGTTATCTCCTGCAATCCAGCCGTGACCGTAGTGCATTGCCGGGCTTTGCTTTACCAGGAGCGAGGCTAAAGAGGGTTCGTTTTTCAGCATGACCACCTCACATAAACCCGAAAGTCGCACTGATACCTGTTACCGTATCAATAGTGCTAGCCATGGCTGGGTTAGCCTGTAGACGAGCCTGCATGGATATCGCAGCCAACGCCATAAAGCGGGTGGCGGAATTGATGCTACTGATCACATCACGGCGACCAGCAGTAGTCCCGACTTCCCCGGACACAGCACCGGCAGCCACACGGCCAATTTCAGCTGTCGCACTCATTACGTAATGCGGAAGTTTTTCTTTTGCTACTTCGTTCGTAGGTACGCACGGAAGGCAATGAATTTGAGCCAGGAAACCATCAACCAGCGTGGAGTCCTCAGTGATATCCGTCAGCAGCCAGATTTCAGGTGGAGTAAGCTGATGCGGTTGTTCCGGGTTCAGCTTGTTGCGCAGCGTCTGGACATTCATTCCCGCGCGCTGTGCCAGCTTCGCCATGTTGTGACGCAATGCGAAAGCCCTGCAGGCTTCATCAAAATGGGGATGCTGAGAAATGCGATAATCAAACATATTGAATCCTTACAATTCTCACCGTGAATTAAGAACCAATGACAAGTTGAAAACGAGAATGCCCAAGAGCTTTTCTCAGTTGTTCCTCTTTCCAGCGAGCGTAATAAATACGGATTGGTCCTCCGGCTTTTTTACAGCCCTTACGGATTTTACGTGGTTCGATGGGAACGCAAGGATTGTCCCCTGTTGTCCAGCGATAAGCTGTACGCACTGAAATACCCTCCAGTTCAGCAAACTGCTGCAAAGTGACTATTGCTGCAGGTATTTTTAAGATGGTGATTCCAGAAGCCATAAAGTTACTTTTCCTTATGCAAACGATTCAGGGTTCATCTGCAGCATGTTTGGAAACGACGTAAACAAACATGTGGTTAATCCCTAACTATCCCAAAATGGAACTATCAGGCTTGCATTGTGACTTCGCAGCCCTGAGCTGCTTCCATCGTCAAAGCAAACATGTTTATTTCGATAAGGCTGTTAACTCCGGCCTTCTTCCTGATAGGAAGTCGGTTTTCACGGATCATTTGGCGGGCATAGCTTGGCTTGTAACCAGTGCGGCGGCAGAACTCATCCAGTGTGATGAATGGCTCAGATACCACAAGGTTGATGCTGGGGCGCATTGAAAAATTACGATTCATGATGCACTATTCCTCAGTTTGTGTTTTAAAACTTCACTATTCGGAACTATTCGCAATCATTCCGAACACCACAAAACCGATAATAGGATCGCATTTTAAATATGTCAAACACAAAAGAAACCCCCAAAGCGATCTCAGCTTACAACTTCACATCTCAAAGTGGAGGTAAAGAGGCAATTACTCGCATCCTTCAGGCTTATGGATTCAGTACCAGACAGGCTTTGTGCGATCATCTAGGAGTATCTCAAAGTACAATGGCAAACCGTTGGATGCGCGATACTTTTCCGCACGACTGGCTTATTGCATGTCACCTTGATACTGGCGCATCTATGCTTTGGCTAACTACAGGGCAAGGCAGTCCCACCACAAAAATAATCAATGACAGTGGATTGCTTTTGCAATTAAAAGAAATCTCAAATGGGATTTACTCATCATCTGAACAGGTCCGTTATGACGCCTGCCTTATCCCCGCAGATTCATCAGCTCCTTTCTTGGTGAAGTTTGAAAAGGCTTTCTATCTTGTGGATGAGTTCAAGGGAGAAATCAATGATGGAATCTGGCTGATTAAATTAGATGGTTTTCTGAGCATCAGGCAAGTTTATCGCCTTCCAGGCGGGCGCTTACGTGTAGAGAATGGCCCAGCATCCTTTGAATGCACCCCATCGGATATTGAGGTTAACGGTAGGGTGATCAGCAAAACAGCATTTACAGAATGATCGAATACGACTTTATACGGAAATGAGTTGAGGCTACTAGCATGAAAAAATTAATGGCAATCGTAACGTTAGGTTTAGTGTTTTTGGCAACACAGCCCTCATATGCACGCAATTATCCATGCTCAGGGAAAAAAGGTGGCGTCTCACACTGTACATCTGATGGCAAATTTGTATGCAATGACGGCACTATCAGTAAATCAAAACGAATTTGCTCTAAAAACTGATTATGGCAGTTTCAAAGTTAGCTAATGGTAAGTGGCAGGCTCAGGTCTTCCCTAACGGTAGGGATGGGCGGCGCATCCGTCGCCAATTCGCCACCAAGGGGGAAGCCATGGCTTTTGAGCGCCACATTAAGGATCAAGCGCAGGACAAGCCCTGGTTAGGAGAAAAAGCAGATAAGCGTCGAGTTACCGACCTCGTAGATACTTGGTTCAATGCACATGGTGTTACACTCTCTGATGGCCTCAAGCGTAAGGGCGCAATGGAATTTGCCTGCTTTGCTATGGGAAATCCTCTTGCAACAGAATTCAACGCCAAGCTTTTTGCAACCTACCGCGAGCAACGTTTAAGCGGGAAAATCACACGTTCGGATCGTGTAAAAACGGTGGCTCCCCGTACTGTTAATCTTGAGCTGGCGTATTTCCGTGCTATGTTCAACGAACTAAAAAGGCTGGATCACTGGAGTTTGCCAAACCCACTCGAAAACGTTAGGGAATTTAAAATTGATGAGGCTGAACTGACATGGCTTACAGTTGAAGAAATTAAGCAATTGCTAGCTGAGTGTGAGAAAAGCAAAGCGACAGATTTAGTGACTATTGTTAAAATCTGCCTTGCAACCGGCGCAAGGTGGGGCGAAGCGGAATCACTAACAGGCAAGCAAATCAGCCCCGGAAAAATCACTTACATCAAAACTAAAGGCAAGAAAAACCGCGCCGTTCCGATATCTGATGAACTTTATGAAGCTCTCCCCAAAATACGGAATTCAAAACCAATATTTACGAGGTGTTATTCTGCGTTTCGTGGTGCAATTAAGCGAGCAGGAATTGAATTGCCTGACGGGCAGTTATCGCACGTTCTAAGGCATACCTTTGCGAGCCACTTTATGATGCGCGGAGGTAATATTCTCGTACTACAACGAATACTTGGACATACCGATATCAAGGTAACAATGCGATATGCCCATTTTGCTCCAGATCATTTAACTGAAGCAATATCTTTGAACCCCTTAAATGGTATATAAAAATGGATATTGAAAAAGAAATGCAGCAAAAAATGCGTCCTTTTTTACCCATCAAGAGAGTATTTGACAATGAATTTATCTCTTTAGTCACAGAACTAATTTTCCTGATAAGAAGTTATGGAATAGATAAAGTCGGTTTTTCTAATATAAAAAAAGATTATAAATTATTTATTTCTGCAGTACATGATGGTTGGAAAAAAGCACAAATAAAAATCTCTCACAATGTCATCAATAAACTCAGTGAAATTGAAAGTCTGGAGATAAAGAAAAAAGAATTTCATCGACAAAAAAACAAAGATGCCAAACAAGAGTGCATTAACAAAATCAACACTTTAAAATCAGAAATTTTAATTCTAAGACGTTTTATTGACTCTATCGTTTGGACTATTCTGGAAGATGAACACTCAACGATTAGGCGATTACCTTTAGATGATAATCTTGACAACCTCTCAATCAAGAATTTAAAAGAAGCAATACAAACACTTGAGGAGATTAATTCCAACCCATTTACAATTGGTATCTCATCTGATCTAACGACATTCATACACACAGGAGATTTATTAGTAAGAAACTATTTTGATGGCACTCTATCTATTGTCGAGCTGAAAACAGGCAAAAAAAACCTTGAGTTTTGCGATGCTGCTAATTTTTCTCTACATTCAGAATGTCCTATTTTTGATGAGCAATATACAAAAGAGTTATCGCCTGTCGATTTAAAACACTATCAAAGAACGAAAAAACAACTACAACATATGAAAGATGTAACAACCACAATAAATACAGGAGAGGGATATGATCACTTTCATAAACAAACAGTAAAAATCCAAGATAATAACTATATACCTAATTACTTTTCAGAAAAAATAATGGATTCTTGGCGACGCATATCTCTTGGAAAACTTTGGGATATACACGTTATAGACGAATGCTTATTCATTGGAACTTACAAAAACGTTGAAATGGGGTTTGTTGGGTTCAATAGCTGGATGAAAGTCTCAAATTTCAATGGCACTGTATTTAACATCAACGATAGCTTTAAATTAAAATTAACCAAACCATTGTTAAACTTGAACCTTCCCAATGAGACTATCAAAGATATTCTTCTTGGAGAATTTATTGTCGTTTTATGCTTAGATACTGAAAAATTCTATAATGAAGCAAATAAGATACATCCGGGGATTTTGAAGAGAAAAAGGGTAACTAACAGTAAACTAAACACAATGGATTTGGTTACTGTCAATGAAGAGGCCATTTATAGTGAAAATAACGGACAAGAGATTTATTTAGGAACAGGTTTTCTCAGCAGAATTATTTTCGACTTTCAGCGGCCGAAAAATATCATAAATTGGATTTATAAAGATAGTGATGTAAAAAGACGTGACAATAGAGAAAAAAACAAGAAAAAGAAAATTACTCAAAATGCCAAAAAAAGCAAGTCAAAGATAGCTAAGCTTAGCAGGAGAAAACAAAATTAACTTTAGGAGTGGGGTGTTTTGGCAGCAAAAAGGCAGCACACCTCTTTACCATAAGCAATTATTCGGCACTATTCTACCTTGCAACCTTTTGAAAAACATATAAATCATTGTTTTACATAGACATAATATGGGACTCATAATCGCTTGGTCGTTGGTTCAAACCCAACAGGGGCCACCAAATTTTAGCAGTAAATACATACAGTTAGGCCACTCGAAAGAGTGGCTTTTTTGTTTGCTGTTATCATCGTGTCGCAAAAGTGTCGCGTTGTTTTTGTGATTATGGCTTTGTATAGAACCTACTCGATCTTTTTCAACTATAAAAAAACCCGCACTAAGCGGGTCATATCTACAGCCACAATGTTCTTTGCCCGTCTGTTGAGGGGTGTGGAGGTGCGGGGATAATCACACCAGGAGTTACAATAAATCGCTCAACAGATTCCATAGTCACAAATGTGCAACTGCAATTTATGTTTGTACATTGGTGGTAACGTTCTTTAGTATTTTCGCTTAGATAACGACTGGTGCGCGCATGTGCCGCGTGCTGGCATTTTGGACAATGAAACATAGCTCACCCACCATTAGCCTTAAGTGAGCAAAAGATACACCATAATTCATATTATGGGAATATTTTCACACTACTGAATGAAAGGATTCTCAATGACAGCTATCAAATCTTTATTTTTAAGCACCGCACTTTTAGTTTCTTTTAGTGCGTTGGCTAGTGATGCTGATATCAGCACGTTGAAAAAGGAATTAAAGGTCTTTCAACCTACAGATATTACCAAGAAAAATAATGACATAACTGTAGTTATACCAGCAAAAAACATCACTCGTGAAGCCTATGAAGCGATCATAACTAATGGGTTATGCACTCCGATATGGACAAAAGATACCCCTTCTTCATTCCTTAGTGGTATCAATACCTTTACCGTTGTTAACCAATTTAAAGCTTTTGGCTATACATTAGATTCCCCATTGTCAACTTGCAAAGAAATGGGCAATCTTATGCCAGAGCCAGCAAAAGTATTAATGTATTCAAAAACAAAAAGTTACACTAGTAGCTAGTCATTAAAAAACCCGCCACAAGCGGGTTTTTTAATATACGAGTCTTCCTCAGCTGCTTTCAGATTCGTACTCAACATCCGACAATTTCACCTCAAGCTCTAGGCTCGTCGTAAAGCCGCTTTTACTCAGGTAGTGCATAACTTTAGTGATCGTCCAAGATTGCTCGTCTATGACGCGCTTAAACCCTTTAACCTGTACCGGCGTCTCAGGGTAAAGGTCAGCCCGCCCCATCGCCAGCCTGATTGAAAACTCAGCAACGCCACGTTGCAGTTTGTCCCATTTTGCCTGGGCAGCTCGCATCGCCTGCGCTTTGGTTGAAAAAATTGTCGTCAGGGCGAACACGTTGTCATCCTCGCCGACCATGTATTCACCTTCCCTGGCTTCCGGCGTCTTCACCTCTTTTTTCTTCGTTACCGGTTTGGCTTTGGGATGCTGTAGTGCACGTAAATGCTGTTCTTTCGGTTTCCGCTTTAACGTCACCTTTTGCTTTTGTGGTTTCGGGTCTTTGGTGTGCAACCATTTTGCCGTTACACCGGTATATGCCCCACGGTCGGCAATCGAAAACTGATGCCTGTCCCCATCGCTGCGGGTGATAGTGACTTGCGGAATAGCCTTCCCGCTGGCTGTTAACCCACGACCAGCTTTCAGAAAAAGCAACTTTCCCGCTTTTACCGAAACCTCACCGCCGTTTCGCTCGGCGAGACGAGTCAAAAATTTAGCATCCGATTCCTGTGACTGGTCGATATGCGGGATTTTAATTCCCGCCAGTTCAGGTATGACTCTCGATGTCAGTTTGTTACGCGTCGCTATCGCCGCCACAATTTCGCCTAAAGTCTTGTCATGCCATGACTCTTCTCGCCTGGAATTTAACGTTCCCCGAAAATCGGCACTACGGGCACGGATTGTCACGCTATCCGGTGCGCCATGATGCTCAACCTCATCGACAGTGAAAGAGCCCTTGTTAATTAACGCAAACCCTTTCCATCCCAGATAAAGTGTCAGCACAGCACCACGTAACGGCAACTCGACAAGCCCGTCAGCGTCATCGAGCTCGATATCAAGCTGGTCTGCCTCAAATCCGCGGTTATCGGTCATCGTCAGACTCATTAAGCGGTTACTGATATTGCCGGTAATATCTTTGCTGTCGAGCATCAGCATAAAATCGGGCGTCAGGACGCCACCCGCATTGAGATTCATCATATCCAGCATCAGCTAATCCCCACCATGCCGGCCACTGACGAAGCCATATTACCCGCCTTGCCAATAAGAGCATTGGCCTGTTCGCCAATATCGCCATACAACGCCGCGAGTGATTCATCCACGCGGGTGAGCGTCAGCGTGAAATCAATTTTTCTCGCCGTGCCGTCAGCAAAAAACAGGCTCCCTGTCTCGCTGATATTATTGATGACGTACATACCGTAAATAGTGCCGGTGCCATCCAGCAACGGCCAGGCGCGCCCTTCGTCAGCCATTAAACGAATAGCTGTCATCGTCAACTTTCCACCGGTGAGCTCCGGGTATAACACACCGGCCAGGGTAATTCTTTCTTCCCCCGGCCCCAGATACTGGAAAGAATCCCGTTTACCTACGCGTGAGTTTGACGGCCACAGATATTCGGCATCGCGTTGCATCGTCTGGTGTGGCAACGTCTGGCGCATAAAAACAAACATACCGAGTGCAAGCATCATTTCTCGTTACCTCCTGTCAGTCGTGGATCATGCTGGCCCGCTGACGAGCACGCTTGTCACGCTCAAACTTTTCGAGCGCATCCTGTAGTTGACGATCGAGCTGCGTGCCGCTCCCGCTACCATCAACGGAAATGTGATACTCGCTTTTACTCTGGTCGATGTAAGAACGCCCGGCGGGTGCGGTGACAGGTTGGTATGCCTGATAGCCGCTATAAGTACTGGTAGCCGGGATATAAGTGTTACCCTGCGTGGCTGCGTTTGCTTTCGCGGCAGTCTGGTCAAGCGTACTGGACTCTTTGTTGATTATGCCGAGCTTCTCAAGTACCCAATCAATACCGCTGCGCAGCTTATTGAATGCTGTAAGCGGTAAAGTAAGAGCGTCAGCCAGGCGCTGACCAAACAACACACCGGCATCTCGGAAACTGTTTAACGTTTCCTGTGATGATTTAACCGGCGCAATCAGATTGTTAAACCAGTCCCATGCGGCTTTAAGTTTTCCACCTAGCCAGTCAAACATCGGTTTAAGCGGTGCAAATAGTTCTGCTACTGGCGCAAAGACCGTACGCAATCCTTCCATCACGCCGCCAAAAAATGCGCTGATGGGCTCCCAATATTTACGGATGAGCAATGCCCCGGCGACAATCGCAGCCACAACAGCGACAACCGGCCAGGAAATCGCACCAATAGCGGTAATGATGCCTCCGGCCACCGTTGTAAATACGGTACCGAGTGCCGTCGCAGCGGCGACGATGGCATTTACACCGGTTATCACCGGCCAGGCAATCAGTCCAATAGCCCCAATCATCCCCACGACCCCGATCGCCACAGCGGTAATCACCCCTAGCGTCTGCGCGAGCTCTTTATTTCGCTGGATCCACTTATCAAGTTTGAGAACGTAGCCGGTAGCGGTTTGCACCAGTTTGCGTAAGGAGGACTCCTGCTGGTCAAAAAGGTCAGTACCTACAGCCTCATATGCCGACTGAAACTCTTTAAAGTCGCCGCCGAGATTATTTTGCATGACCTTAACCAGCTCATCGGTCTTACCATCTGAGGCCATAAAGGCCGCGGTTAACTTGTCCAATTTTCCACTTGAGGCTGCTTGTATCAATACGTTTGACGACTTAAGGGCTTCCTCACCAAAAATTGTTTTTAGATATTCCCCCCTCTGGCTGCTACCAAGTTTATTTCTGTTAAAGCTGGCATCTATTTCTTTCAGAATACTAAAGATTGGCCGCATATCTCCTTTACTATCAGCCGTTTTAACTCCTAGTTCTTTTAATGCTTCCCACGCATTTCCTGTAGGTGCCTGAAGACGACTAACCACAGCACCGCTACCAGTACCGGCCATAGATCCAGTGATGTTGTTATCATGAAGCACCCCGGTCATTGCTGCCGCTTGCTCCAAGCTCACTCCAGCAGTCCTAGCAACAGGAGCGAGGTATGTCAGGGCATCGCTCAACCCCTGAAAATCTGCGGCCGATTTATTCATCGTTGCTGAAAGCACATCACCAATGTGGGCTACCCGGTCATTTGATAGTTGAAATGCGTTTTTGGTACCAAGTAAAAGCTGAGCGTTTTCCTCCATCGTGCGTCGGTTAGCCAATGCCATGTTTAAAGTTACTGGCGTCGCGGCTAGAATTGCCGCCACATCGCCACCGGCTTTTGCAATAATTATCTGTGACCCGGCAGCATCATCGGCAGAGGCGGCAGTATTGTCGCCCAGCAGTCGGGCCTGCTTTCGCAACGCAGTCATTTCTGCGGAATCTTTCGCCACGCCGAGTACAGCCTGTAACTCGGAGTTTTTCTGCGCAAAATCATAACCCGGTTTCATCAGTGCAACACCGGCCAGCGTGCCTGTCGTCGCCATACCGACACCGGCGGCACCCATTGCGGCCGCATTTCCGGCCAGCTCTTTACCGGCCTGATATCGCTGTTTAACCGCGTTGAGCTTTGCCTGTTGCGCGCTGACGCGCGCCAGTGCTTCACGCTGGCGATTAAGCTGCGCCGTCGTTTCGCTGATGCTAGTTTTTAACCGGCGCTCGTCTGCCGCCAGGGTGCGGGTATTAATTCCCGCCTGGCTGAGTTCCTGCCGCTGGCGCTGTACAGCCTGCCGCAAGCTGTTGTGTTTGAGCTGGAGCGCTGCGGCACTTTTTCGGGCGGCATCCATTGCCTGCGCCTGCGCGCGCGTCGGCTGTTCCGTATTTCTAAACTGGATCGCCAGTGCGGCGGCTTCCTGTTTAGCTTTCTTCAGCTCCTGACCTGTAACGGCGAGTTGCGCGCTGGCCTTGCGAAATCCGTCAATACGGGATGCCTGACCGTTAAGCTCACGCAGTGATTTTTGAGTGTCCCGGATATCACCAGACAGCGTTTTACTCGCAGTCTGGATGGTTTTAAACGGGCGGGTCGCCTGGTCAACAGCCTTGAGTAAAACCTGCAATTTAACGTCGTTACTCATTCGTGTTTCCGCTTCGCTGTAGCGCCTTTTCGCGCCAGGTGGTGAGTTCGGTCAGGCTCATGGGATATAATTCTGATGGCGGCCAGTGAAAAATCACCGCGATATCCGCCATCAGGTCATCGACCGACATGTCTTTCGGGAAATTTAATCCGCCAAATTCGGCGACAAAAAACCGATCACCTTTGTTGCCAGCGCCATCAAATCGGGTAAATCCATCATGACGACATCCGACTCGGTAAGAGACGGGCTGGTCATACGCGGCAGCACTTTAATCAGAGCATCCACTTCAGAGCGCGCAACGTCGGCCAGGCTTACACCGCGCAGGGTTCCGGCGTTAGGCTTCATCAGGGTGACTTTTTCGATGACCTGCTCGCCGCGTTTGATGGGGTTTTCCAGGGTGACGATGTTTTCTTTGCTCATGATTTTCTCGCTGTTTACGGATTCGGGGTTAACCGGCCAGGCATGCTGGCCGGGGAAAAATTACAGGCCGATATTGCGGCGGTGCTGGTCGAGCCGGTCGACGCCGTTCACCTTCTCAATCATGTTGAGGACGTCTATTTCTACCAGCTCTTTACCGTTCATGGTCAGCTTGTAGTACGTGCAGACCAGCGATAATTTGCTGCTGGTATCCTCGCCCTGTTTGCTCTCGCCGTTATCGACTTCCTTCACCTTGAAACGGGTCTCAACTTCCACCGCCACGGTTTCGCCGGTATCGTCCCGCTGGTAAGAACCTGCATAGCGCAGTAGCGTCCCGGTACCGACGGCACCATAAAGCGACCAGATCGCGTCATCAGGGAAACCGCCGAGGGAAATCTCCATCGCCAGCGCGTCATCGTCGAGGCCGAAATCGACAGGGGCCGAGCCTGACATCCCGCCGCCCCGGTAGTTTTCCAGCTTACGGGTCAGCTTTGGCAGGGTGACGGACTCGATAACGCCAAGATAGCTGACGCCATCCAGAAACGTGTTCAGGTATTTGAGCTTGCGCGGCATTGCCATTGGTCAGGGCTCCTTAATTGCTGTTAACCGATGACACCAGATTCGCCAGGTATTTATCGGTAATGCGCTGGCGTAGCGTCAGGTTTTCGAGAGGGGGAACCGGCGTATAGTCGTAATCGATATACAGTTTCCCGGCTTTGAGGGTCTCCGCGTCGTTGGCAGATTCATCAAACCAGCAGGTCGCATCGACGATATAGCCCGCCGTTTTCATCTCGCGGAATTTCGCATTGATGCCCGCAACGATGTCTTTAATCAGCGTGGCAGTGATCGGCTTGTCGACCGCCCACATGTGACCAGCGGCCATTGTGTCAGCGATAACCTGCGCGGTGCGGGTGTAGTTCTCAAACAGGAACAGCGGGTCATCGGAGCAGCAGCGGTTGCCCCAGAAGCGGAAACCGTCTTTACGAATGAGCGTGGTGACGCCAGCCTCGTTAAGCAGGTCAGCATCGGTGCCGGATTCCTGCAAATCCCAGAAGACCGATGCGCTGATGCCGGTGACGCCATTCACGCCAACGTTTGACAGAGTTTTGTGCCAGCCGGTGTCCTGGTCGATTTTGGCGCGCAGGCCCAGCGCGCGGGCGGTCGCCCAGGCGGTTTCGGTCGCGTTCGCCGTGGTATCCCATGCCAGAAAATCCGGCCAGATAACCATCAGCTCACGCTGGCTGAAATTCTCGCGATAGAGCATCGCCTCGGAAATGTTCTGACAATCCCAGGCGCTGATATAACCAAATGCGCGCAGCTTCTGGCAAATTGGCGCGAGCGCGGTCGCCACTTCGAGAGAATCGAGACCCGGCACGCCGAGGATACGCGGTTTAACGCCGGTAACAGCCTCTGCCGTGAGCAGCGCTTTCAGCCCGGTATAATTGCCGCTTTCGTCGGTGCCGCCGATGATATTAGACATAGTCTGCACTTCAGCATCATCGCCGGTACCTTCGGCAACGCGCACGACGACAATGACCGGTTTCGACTGGTCGGCGATTGCCTGGAGAGATGCGGCCAGGGTGCCTTTTGTACCCGCTTTGGCAATAGCGCTTTGCACGCTGGTAATCAGTACGGGCTTATTGAGTGGGAAGGTGGCGGCATCGGCATCGCTGGCCGTGCAGACCATGCCGATAATCGCTGTTGATACGGTGGAAATGACGCGGGTGCCGTCGTTAATCTCGACAACCTGGACGCCGTGATGAAAATCGCTCATCCGTTTAACTCCGTGGTTAAGGGTGAGCATTATTTTCAATCGTAGGGGAAGGGGTGACGAGTCATCCCCGCTGTAACAGGGACGGTACAACAGGAATGACCGTCACAGGGTCAGGCGACGCGGCTCCAGCACATCAGCAGGGTGTGGGCCTCAACCACGCTGAACGATTTACCTTCGCCGAGGTTGGCCGTTTTGCCGCTGGTCGTGTGTTTGTGCGCCGGTACCGTGACTTCGTGTTCGTGCTCTCCGGCATCATCGGTCACACCCAGCTCTTTCGGGTTAAAGAGCTGCCGCACATCACCGCCAATTTCCCACGGGTCATCTTTACCGGCCACACCACCATGATTGTGTTTACCGTTTTTCGTTGTGGTCAGTACCTTCTCAGGCAGCTCGTCGGTTTCGCCGTTCACGTCAATCTGCACAGCGGGCAGGTTGGCGCGCTCAATGGTCACGGTATCGCTGCCACCGGTGGTGGCAACGTCCGAGCCGTCAGCCTTGCCGACACGGATCGTTTTGTTTTCGCCAGTATAAACCCACCGTGACCACGGATAACGCTCGTTAGGGTCGATGTTCTGCGCGTAAAACTTTACCGTTCCGACAGGGTTTTCCAGCTCCCATGATGAGCGGATAGCTGATTCAATAGCCCGCATTAAGGCCAGCGGTGTTGCTGCTTTATCCTGGTCTTTGCTGTTAATGTCGTTGCTGAGTCGGGTAAACCCTTTTTCGAGCAACGTAGCATCGGGGTGATTTCGTGAGCCCGCATGTTCACTTAATTGCTCATCGGTATAATCTTTGATTTCATTACCGGTATTAATCAAATCTTCCACGGTTGCCAGTACAATTCCCGGGTCAACAACCAGTTCAACGGCTTCGCTGCTGCTGACCGCCAGCCAGATGCGGAGAATAGTAAAGCGCCCCGACCCCTCTGCCAGTGCAGGTTTATAGGTTTCTGGTACATTGGCAACCGCCATGCAAATTCCCGCATCATCAAACAGCGCTGCCTCTCTGATGGTAAACCCACCCACCTCCGGAGGAATAATCATTTCGGCAATAATGATATTTTCTGTATCGGACAATTTCAGGCTGTTCAGTTGGGTGCGAAAACGCTCATTCACTAATGAGGCTTGCTCTTCATCGGGGGTTGTCGCATTGCCGGCACCATCACCGACCGACATTTGAGAGAAAACAACTTTGCTCCCGTTAACAATGGCTGCTGCAATTTTTTCCCGGCCAGCCTTTGTGATTATAGATTTAAAAGCTTTGCTCATATTATCCCCGCCCAATGCCGTACTGATTTATCAAGTTTACTTATCAGAAAAGTCATTTTCAAAAACTGCAGATTCGATATACGCCTCAAATCCATCATTATTTTTCATGTAATATCCGCCCGCCTTTGGTTTTTCCCGCACAACATAATCGGCGCTTACGATAAGCTCATTACCTAAATCATCTTTCAGAACAGCCGAGTAATCTTCGGCTATAGCGACAGATGCTATCTTTAAAGCCTGTACGGTTCTTGTTGAGCGGTATAACGATAAGGACATAATCACCTCACGCAAAAAAATTGATGTTAACAGTCACCGCGGATGCGGTTCTGTTTTCAAGATTGATATACTGATTATTCTGATACACACACAGCTTGCCGGTGACAGATGCATCAGGCTGATCCCTTGATAAATTAACACCAGAGCCAGTTTTAATTTCACTGGGTGCCCACCCCGGAACATTAAAGAACATCGCAAATAGTTGGTTATTGTTTTCCGCCCCGCTAATCAGATAAGTTCCGCGCCGCTCCAGTGCCCCGACACCTACGTTAACCGTCGCCACTGCCCCGGCCTGAATGATGTACTGCTGACCGCGCAACGCCTTAAATGATGCATGTCCGGCACTGGTGATATCCCACGCCTTTTGCTGGGGAGTGGATAAATCCTGCGTGTTGGAATACATCGCAATAATCCGTGCGATAGTGTCCGTTTCCCCCGGTGGGATGAAGGTTTCTGCAACCAGATCGAATACTTTTTGCAGGTCATTTAAAGGAGCCACTCTCAGTCTGTCGCCTACAGAGCTCATCGAGGTAAATGAGTTGACTGTCGCTCCCTTAAATGAAATTTCACGTAACCCATTATTGCTTCTTGAAACGTCAACTGAAGACAGTAAATCAGTGCGTGAAGTCTCCTTCCCGGTATCAATGTAGCTGTCACACCGCCAACCTTTATGCGTACCAACAAACTTAAACAGGGGAGCAACGGTGTCACTGCGTGGCCCGATATGCTGAATCTGACCACCATCAATGTGGATGTTGACACCATCCGACGAGTACACCGCTGGCGCAGCGAGAGAAGGGTCGAGGTATAACCCTTTATCCACGGAGCCATTGTTTCGGTTGAATGCCGGATTGATGACTTTGATATTTTTTCCATAGGATGAATAAAAAATATGGCAACGCAGATTAACAGGCTCAATATGCGGCTGAATGAGGGTGATGTTATGGTTTACCCGCGAACCAGTCTTATATGACATATCAGCAAAGGCGCGACACAGGTTTTCACCTTTATACTGACAGCTTTCAATATGTGTTCTGATAAACAACAGGTTATTACTGTTGTCTACATCATGAATGCCTATGCGAATGCCTGATGTCTGGAAATTATGGACAATGACATCCTGGAAAATTGAGTCCCAGCAGTGCTCAATGTTCAGACCCCATGGGCTCCCATTGAAGCGTACATCCCCCATATAACCGAGCCTGGCCGCAGAGATGTCAGTACTGCGTCCAAGCTGCATGAGGGGTATCGTGCTATCCCGGTATGCGGCATCATCCCCCTGTAGCACGCGCTGCACACTAAATTTATCAAAATAAAAGCGGCATGTACTGAAATGCATTTCCACGCCAACCAGACTGTCTGTCCAGAAAATAGTTTTATCGTGTCCGTCACCAACCAGCGAATACATGGACATGTTTGTTGTTGAACCGGAGGAATCCAAATTTACAAACTCAGGCATTTTCTGAAAGTAATATCTCCCGCCTGGTGCATAAACCTGCCGCTTATATTTTGCACCATCAACCAGCGCCTGAATCAGGGCGGGTGTCCAGTCAACGACTTCAGCCCCATCAACAATAGTATCGAGCGCCAGATGTCGATATTCCCATAAATTAACCTTCCCGGCGTTCAGATAAGTGGCGACATTGTTGATAAGTTCAAGTGCCCACTGGCGCTGATATGCTGACAGATAGGCACCAAAACCCACCTCCTCAGAGCGCATTTCCTTTCTGATGACAGCGTCAGATGTATAAGCCCAGCAACCGGCACCAATTCCGCCCGTCCCTTGTGGCGTGCTGCCAGCCAGAACCGTTTTCGGAAACGCCCCTGTCCACACCAGGCGATAACTGTCGAACAGGATTTCTTCACGCGGCGATTCCAGGGTCGCGCCCTCGGCGAATGTCTTTACCGCACTGACTTTTTCGGCGATCGATTCATCTGCTTTGTCGGCCTGGTCTTTAAGATACCGCGTACGGTTTGCCAGGCTTTTCAGTGGGCGGTTTGCTGGGCCATCCAGTCCCCCGGCGACGCGCTCGCTCCGGGAGATCATCTCAATCTCTTCTTCCCACGATGAGGACTCTGGAAGTCTGGTCATACTCTTACCCGTAATTAAAATTGCCATCGTGAAAAATCACGCCGTTGTAAGTAATGTTCTCTTCCGGCTCAAAATCGGCCGGATAAATACTGATAATGTCGCCGCTGCAAAGAGTTGAGCCGACATGAATATCACCGAGCACTTTTGTGGATATATTGAGCTGTGCCAGATGTCGGCTAACGGGTTTTGTAACATCAATCAACCGGTTCAGTTCGTCCAGCATCCTAGGTGTGATACCGATATCACCCACATCGACCTCAAGCCGGAATGTTCCTGCCGGATCAGCAACATCCCACCACTCCTCGATTGACATGGAGTAACCCATTTTTTCGACTATATGGCGGATTGCAGCGATGGTCCCTTTTCTCTGATGGAGCCAGAATGATTCACTGACAGCCGTTCTTTTCTCCTGATCACTCCAGCTTTCATCCCAGCTATCAACGGAAAACGCCCACGCCAGATAGGGCAGAAAACCAGCCGGGCATTTCCACGGATTCCACAAATCACGCAGCGGCACGGATAAATCGCTGATAGAGGCGCATGCGGCAGCGGCTCGTTGTTCCAGTAACGACGACCCGGTCGCCATCAACGAATTATTCATCCGAGCCCCCGATGATGACGCGTGTGTCGGTGCAATATGCGGCCTGCGTTTTATCCAGCACCACATCGGCCATCGGTTCGCGCAGCTCGACGCGCTGAACCCCCTGCACATGCAACGCGGCGTAAATCGCTGACATCCGGATGTCACGACCGAGGCGACGCTGCTCAGTGATATAGGCGGTCAGTTGTGTTCTGGCGGCAGCCAGAATCGGCTCGGTCGCCGGGCCGGGGTACACGTACAGCACGGCGTCGACCGCATAAGGGATAATCTCAGCCGAGACCACCGTCAGGCGGTCACCGACCGGGCGCACCGTCTCATCATTCAGCGCCGTACTGACGACCAGCAGCAAATCATCCGATGCCGTGCCGTCACCTTCCCGCGACAACACCGCGACAGTGACTTCTGCGGGGGCGGGACTGTTCGCCGTGGCATCCGCCACACGACCATCTGCGCTCATGGCGTGAAATTCATAGGCACCGGCAGGCCCGGCAACGCTCATCCCTTCAAAAGCCGCCGGGATGCGCTGACGTAAATCGCTGTCGGACTCCATGACCGCCGCCACCGGTGGGATTTGGGTGTCGTCTCCGGGGGTGATGACCAGGCGTTCAACGTTATTATTTGCCGCGAGCTGGTCGAGGTCGTTTTTGATGGCATAGGCCACCATCCCGGCTTTCGCCGCTTCGTTAATGCGCTGGCGTAAAATCACCTCGCGGTAGGCATTCTCTTCCAGATATTTCACCAGTGGCTCTGACTCCAGCGTCAGCGCTCTGGCGACCGCCTCCTGCTCATCCTCCGGGTAGAGCGAAACCAGCGTGGCCTTGCGCTCTGCTAGGATGGTTTCAAAATCCAGCGTTTCCACCACATCAGGCGCGGGGAGCTGGCTCAGGTCGATAACTGCCATAGATTCAACTCACAGGAATGGTTAAAGAAAGGCTCTCGCCGGTATCGGTGATTTGTCCGGTCACCTCGACGACCATCTGGCCGTTAAACTGCCGCTCGGTAGTGATACCGGTCAGCCTGACACGCGGCTCCCATTTGAGAATCGCCATGTAGCACGCCGCCATAATTTGCAGCTCAAGCGCCGGGGTCTGGGGCTGGTCAGTCATCTGCGACAACAGCGAGCCGTACTCACGACGCATGACGCGGGAACCAACGGGCGTGCGCAGAATATCCCCGATGCTCTGGCTGATATGGTCCACGTCTGCAATACGCTCGCCGGTCGCGCGGTTCATACCGAGGTAACGGGCGGTCATCGGGTCCCCTCCGTCCATTCATCGCCGCGCCTGATGCCGCCGTGACCGTGTTTATCCACCTGAACACCATTGGAAGTGAAAGCACCGCCGCTGTGCTCGATATCGCCGGACATCCTGCCGCCCTGCTTCACCTCGAGTGTGCCGGTCGTCAGCTTGTTGGTGCAGACCACCTCCGGCGTATCGAGGGTGACGCGGGTGGAGGCTTTGACCAGCACCACCGGCACGCTGACGGCAACCGAACCGGATGCGGTCACATCGGCCGTTTTAATGCCGGTGACGGTCAGCGCGCCGGTTTCAGGCTCATAACTCATGACAGCACCGTCGGGAAACTCAACGTGCCAGGCATCCGCCGAGGCCGAGGGTGCGGGGTTGTCGTCGGAATAAATGCCAGGCAGCACAAAAGCGGTATCGAGCTCACCGCCCACGGCCAGAATCATCACCTGTTCACCAACTGAGGGAGCCCACCAGGTGCGTGAGCGCCCTGCGCGGTGGGTCAGCCACTGGAGCCAGTCGGTATAAATGCCGCCGGTCTGCACGCGACAGCGCCCGGCGTCGAGGTCAGTTTCGACGACGATGCCGGTGCGGATCATGTTGCGTATCGCCCGGGCGAGTTCCTGGATAGATGCGAGAGTATTCATGAGGATAAGAATGCAGTTTGAAACTGGTCAGGACAATAAATCCTAATTTGGTGGTCCATGGCACAACAATTAGAACGTCTAGTTATATAACATTCACAGTTAGGTTTTATTAAAATTAGCACCAACAATATATTGCTGTATCTAAAATAACGATGGTACCTTGAGTGATAAATAAAACACAACAACAGGAACAATATGTATGACAAAGTGCATAATATGCCGACTTGAAAAAGACAACATGTCTGACGAGCACGTCATCCCTGAGTCACTCGGTGGGTACTACCATATTTTCAATGTCTGCGCCGACTGTAATTCAATGCTTGGCGCGAAGGTTGATGCGCATTTAATTAACAATAAGTTCGGTGAATTTTATAGAAGCACTTATAATCTAAAAGGAAAAACCGGCAACATACCAAATCCTTATGAGGGGACATTTTCAAGCATCGAAGACCCTGAAAGAAAATCAAAATTCAAAAGAAATGAAGACGGTAGTTTTGAGCCACACCTGCTACCATACATTAAAATTAAAAAAGATGAAAATGGTGCAATAAATCAGATTTTGATAGAGGTTGACGAAAGTGAGAAGGACAGCGTGGGGAAATTGATTGAAAAAATACTCAACAGAAACGGACTAAAGAAAAGCGATATTAAAAAAACAACATCTGGAACAGTAAGTAATGTGCATCAACATAAAATCACATGGTCAATAAATTTAAATGAAATAAATCTTGGGGCATTAAAAATAGCCTATGAATTTGCCGTGGACTCTATCCCTTCGTACTTCAATGATAAAATGGCGACTCAAATATCAGATGTGCTTTTTAATGCTGATGCAGACAAAGCAAAAGAGTATATCTTAATAGGAGATGGATTCGATAAGCGTATTATTGAACCATTTGAAAGCATCTTTGACATAGAGAAAAACAAACACTATCTCATGTTGCTAAACTATGACAGCAAGCTTTTTTGTCTAATCATAATTAATTGCGTTTACTATATAGGAATTAAGCTTTCCGACTCAACGTATTTTGAATTTAAATCTTCAATAATTGGTGTTAATGATGTCGATAATGGAACATTCAACAGGCTAACATTACAAGAAGCTTTTGATGTCTGTATGGGTCCGATAGAATACACATTCTATAATAAAGGTGAGCCTTTAACATTAATGGAGGCCGATTTTAAACCTGTGGAATACCCCACCCATTTATTTAAGAAAGATGTAATCCCACTATATGATAAAAACAAGACACCCATATCAACAGTTCATGAAGTGTTAGGCTCGCTAAATCCATATGATTACCATAAAGGCGAGGTTACAAAACATTCATCATCATTCTCATTGCCATTAAAAAACCACATTCACGAGTATTACATCAAATCACAAAGCACAGGACACATTTACCCTGTCGATACTATAGAGATAGTACAAAAATGGAAAGGTAGAATTTAAATAAAAAAGTAGCCTCAATTGAGGCTACTCAATATTTAGCGAAACCCATTGAACAACAATGTCATTTATATCGCTTTCTGTTTGGCTATTAAATCCAAGTAGTGCTCTTTTTTCATATTTGACCAAACGACTGTTTTTCTGCGGTTTATCTGATAACCCGTTCTGATGTACGCGGGCGATGCGCTGCACTTTCCCCGTAAATTCCACCACCGCCGCACTGTCGTTACCACTCGCTTTCATATAGCGGTTGGTACGCAGTTTCACGAACATTTCTCGCTTAATACGGCCTTTTTTTGCTCCTACAGGCTGGCGCTTACGCGGGGCGAACGGCGAACCGTCCGGCGCTTTCTGCGATTTTATGCGCTGTTGTTGCCGCTGGCGCAGTTTCTTCGCAATGTCGACGGTCATCCGACGCCGCCCGGCAGGAGAAAGGGCCGCTATCAACCCGGCGAGCTTGTCCTCAAAGGGTTTGAAGTCATTCATCCCATTTACTCACCTGTTCGCCATTACTCCACATCTCAACAGGGCGAGTCACCGGCTCCGGCGGTGGCGGCTCCGGGATGTTCTCAACGTGCAGCGCGCCGTCGATCTCTTTGACCAGCGTGCGCTCGGTCAGCAACAGGCTGATGCTGACATCGAGGCTGCTGTCGTTATTAATGTCAGCGTACCAGGCAAATCCTTTTTTTCTCCCCTCGTCGGTTGTCATGATGTCCGGCTGATTGACGCGCAGCCAGGCCATAATCGGCACAAACAACAGGTCAATATCGTCGGTGAAATCCGTCACCACGATGTTAAGCGTGTACCGCTTTTCAAACGACAGGGAGCGCGCCAGCGTCGCCGTATTGTTGCCATCGTCCAGGCGAAGGCAAAGCATATCAGGGTTGGTACGCAGTACCGGCACCGCATCAGTTAAGGCTTTTCGCAGACTCTTGGGCTTTTGCATCGATTTCATCCTGACATTGTTTCACCGTATCAACCTGAATTGCGCAACTCTGTAGGGCACTTTCAAGCTGGCGTATATCCGCGCTCAGGTCGCCATTAGTTACCGGGTCGCTTCCCGGCATCGGGCAGGGGCTGACCTTCGGGCAGGCGTTGTAAACAATCACCGGCGGCGGCATTGGCACAGGCGGCGCGCTGGTGCAACCGGCGCACAGCATCAGGTAAATCAGCGCGATACCAGCGGCGAAACGCGTCATTTTCATTGAGTAACCTCGTGATGGTTTGTTCACGCCGGAAAGCCAGCAGGTTAGCCGCTGCAAGCTTGTCCCTCATGGCGACCTGCGCCAGCTCTTTACGTTGCGACTGCTCTGCGGCAACGTTGAGCTGATTTTTCAGCATGATGATCGTGGTTTTCTGAGTACCGGCGACCCGGTTCGCACGTTCAAATGAGGCGCGCAAATTGCTGTTATCGTGTCGCATCCACAGCAGACCCGCACAGGCCAGCGCCAACAGGAGAATCGCTATCTTCATGCAGTTCCCCCTCCGGCCTTGCGCCACACTGCGACCAGCTTGTCGAGGCTGTGCTCACGCTGACCGTATCCGGCACCCGGCAATGAAGCCCAGATATTGCGACAGCGGGAAATCGCGCGCTCGATGCTCCCTTGCTGCAAATCCTCCAGCGCGCCACGCTCCCGAATAAGCTGAATGGCGAGCCTGTCCTGTGATACCGGGCTGAAATCCGGCAAAGCGAGCTGTTTCTGATAATGCGGCCAGAACAGATAAAGCTGCTGGTAACGCCCGGATGCCGTGGATTTTTCCCCGCGACGATTGAAGACCTTCGCCGGGCGTCCACCGGCGAACGGGTGATCGCGATAATCGGTAAAAATCTCCGGCTTGCCATCGAGACCCGTGACGATAACGTCGTAACCGTTGTTTCGGGTCAGCGGATGCGTTGCTGTCCCTTCCGAAAACGCCAGCGTGTCGAGGAATGCCGCAACGTTGGGATGTGTCTTAATGACTGCCATCGTTTTCCCCTTTTTTAATCTTGCGCTGGATAGCAAGCTCTACCGCCTGATAACCGGCGATACCCAGCATGGAGCCAAATCCGCACACAGCCGCGGTTGGCAGGTCTGGAAACTGTACCAGGGCAACCCCGGCCACCATCGAAACAAAGCCACCTAGCAACGTGCGACCAATAAAAAGACGTGCGGTGATCGGTTCACCACCGGCCAGCACTTTACCGACGACAATCAGCGCGCCGATTATAAAAAGCGAAATGACGCTTTTTTCCCCTTCCGTCATGTGGTTACTCCCAGAGGTTTATGGTTTCTGTTACGGGGGATGACTTCACATCAGGCAGCTCGATCACAGTGCCATGCGGCAATACTGCGCCGAGCTCGGCTAACCCCGGATTTGCGGCGAGCACCGACTCGAAGACCCCCTCAGTGCGCCCGTAATACCGGGCGCAAATCATGTCTAGCGTGTCGCCCTGTTGCGCGATGGCCTGCATCAGATTTGGCTCACGATGCAGCGGGGTTTGTCCTGGACGCGTGATACGGCCCAGCGCATGTCACGCCACAGCTCGTCGACAGTGGTATCGATGCTGTCAGCTTTCTTGTCACCTTTGGCGCTGGCATCCACACCGCGATAACGCTCATAGAGCGTGGCGGTCGCCATTGAGGTGACGGCGCGCAGGTAATAGAAAACGCGCGCACTCTCGCCGTCGAGATCGTCAGCCGGCACATCGGCAAGCTTGCTAAAACCCCCGGCAATCTGCTGTTCCCGCCACAAAAACAGCTCGGCATTGGTTTCGGCGATGCCAGTTTTGATGGCCTCACGCAACCGGGCCGGGGCGACGGTCTGCTCAAGTCGCATCCCTTCACGCACGCGTTTCGGGTCGATGTCAGGAAAGAAAAACGTATTTTTTATCACCGGCTCATCGCTGGCAGGTGGCGGGATGACCACCACGCCACCCGGCTGCGGCTCATCGTTCTTTTTAATAATCAGCGTCGTCATGACTACCTCTGAATAGGTGGGCGGTGGACGCCGGTCTCAGGTCAGGTAAAACCCCCTCATCGACCGGCGTGCCGCCCTGGCGCGGGGCGCATTCTGTTAACCGACGGTCTTTTTCGGGCGGCCACGTTTAGCCGGTGCCGTGGTTTTCACGGCGCGCGGCGCTCTTACCGGGGCTTTAACGACAGTTGCCGGTTTGGGCTTCAGCTCTCGCTCAAGCCGTTCAATGTCTTTTTTGACGCCTGCCTGACAATCAAGCTGCATCGCTCGCTTGAGGTGGGCCAGCGCGTCGGCGGGCTGTTTGTTGTCCCGTAGCACCTGGCCGGTTATTTTGTGCAGTTTTGCGCGCACCTCATCAGGCATATCGGCAGCGGCGGTCAGCGCCAGCGTGTCGAGTAGCTGGCTGACGACGACCGGTTCACCGGCGGCATGGGCGCGCATGGCGGCGAGTGCCACCTCTTCGGTAAACATGTACTGCGGCGGGCGGCGGTGTTTACCAGGCATGGTCAGACCGTACTTAAACGCGTAGCGGGCAATATCCATCGCGCCGCTGATATCGCCGACATCAAGACGCCACAGCATGACGGTCATCACGATGTCATCCTGCGCGCCTTTGCCCTGTTCCAGCACGCCACTAACCCACGGCAGATAGAACGGCAGCAGCTCGCGCTTTTTCGTGGCTTTCAGCTCTTTACCAAAGATGGCTTTTAACGTGCGTTGGTCTGCGGCCAGCTTAACCAGCATCTGCTCGTAGGCAGTGGCATGCCGCAGCGGGTTGTTTTCCCGCTGCGCGGTTTCAATGGCCGAGACCCGCATCATGTGACGCTGTGCGGGGCTCGTCATCGGTTAGCCCTCCGGTTGCGCGGCAGAGAAATCGCCCAGCTTGATATTTTCAATGAAGCACCCGGCGGCGTAGGTTTCGACCACGTAATCGATGTTCATCGATTCGTAGTTTTCCACCTGGTCGAGTTTCGGGTTTTCGATGATGGAGCGGCGGTGACTTTCATCCATGAAATAGATGGACAGGTTATCGAGACGCGTCACCATAATCGCGTTCGCCGGGAAGTACGGAACACGCACGGCGGGCAGGTTGCCGATGCGTTTCTGGCTGATGATGATGTCAGCCGCGAGCGCTTCGCTGTTCGGCTGGTCTTTGTTGACGATCGGGAAATATTTGTCGGCCAGCAGCTTACGGCCCACAATCGCGACGAGCTCCGAATCTTCCTGATAAATCTCGTCAATCAGGTTGTCGGTGGCATCCATGACCAGCGCATCGAGGTTGACGTAATCGCCGTTTTTACCCACGCGGATAACAGCGGAAACGACGTTTCCTTCCTCGTCGACGATTTTGCTCATCACGCGGGTAGGCGCTTCATTACGGTATTTCTGCGGCCAGCCGACGGCGACATCCTGCAACATCGGATGAGTGGCACGGTCAGAAGTTTCGGCGCGCTCAACGCCGTTGAACCCGGCCATGATGAAATCGAGCGCCTGCCGCTGGATGATGGCATCGCGAATACGGCGCTGGAAGTCCTGGAAGCGCGCCCACAAATCCAGCTTTTTATATTTGAAGTGGAAGTCAAAGTTGACCTGATCGCACTCGTATTTTTTGGACTCCAGCGCGGTAAAGTCGGCTGTTTTACGCTCCTTGCCGCTGTTGGTGTCCGTGGTGCTGGCGATGGTGCCATTGACGCCGACGCCAATTTTTTCACCCTTCAGCTCATCCACCGGCACAATATTAATTTTCTGCAAAAAGGCCGAGGACATCTGCACGGTGTTCATCATGGTTTGCGTGACGGACGGCTCGACGTTGAATTTTTTACTCACGTCGTCCGTGTCGATGCCGTTCAGCTCGGCAACGCGGGACAGGTAGGCATTGAATTTAAAACGGGTTTCCTGACGCATAGTCTTTCCTGTTTGGTTAAATCGGGTTGTCTGACCGGGCAAGCCTGTCGCCCGGCGATAAATTCACGACCGTTTAGCAGTCGGTCAGCAGCTCATCGCCACCGCCACCGGTGGAGAGCTTGCGGCGTGGCTGCGTGGTGCTTTCGGTTTTATCCAGCGACGTTTTTAACTGGCTGAATGCCTGGCTGGTCTGGTCGGCCTTCGTGGTGACGTCCTTTTTCAGCGTCGCAAAGGCATTTTCCAGCGTGGCAAGACGCTGCTCAGTGGCGGTGAGGTTTTCCTGCACATGTTCGCTGACGGTCGTCACAGCTTCATGCACATCCTGAAAACGGGCGTCATCGCTGGCCTGTTTGCGGCTGAAGATCGCTTTCACTTTGTCGCTAAGGGCGGTAAAGACATTTTCCGCCAGGTCTTCAAACTCCAGTTCGGCGAGGGTGGCGACGGAAATCAGGTTGCCCGGCTCGGCTTTGAAGCGGTTGAGGGGGTTAAATTTGGCACCCCGGCAAAATTCGAGGTATTCGGTGCCGAGGCTGGCCGGGTCATCGGTCACCGCCAGGCCGACCAGGTAGCATTTACCGCTATTGGCGAAATTCGGCTGAATTTCCATTGAGGTGTAGACCTTCTGCAATTTTTTATTCATTGCGATCAGGTCATCGGTCGGGGTGATTTTGGCGAATAACGCCAGCTTGCCTTTCAGTACCGAATCGTCTTCAATCTTTTCAGACTTCAGCTCAACCACATCGCCGTAACGGCTGAACGGGCCATCCGGCAGGATGCCTTTCAGGTGTTCGAGGTTAATGCGGCAACCGTAGACGCGGGGGTCAAAGGTCTCTGCCATTTCCTGAATATCCGTCGCGCTGATAACGCGGCCGTCACAGGTATCGCCTTCGACGCCGATGCGAAACCATTTTGAAACTTTTTTTGCCATTGTCAGGAGTCCTGATATCGGGTTAACGGGTCGGGGTTAGTTTCCCGACGTCGCCGCCCACCCGCTATCAATCCCGGATGGCTTATCCCTCACACAACAGCACCTTAGCGATTCGCATCACCCGTTTCTTTAGCCTTGCCTTGTATCAATCACGGCGAGGCATCCATGACCATCACCACCGACACCACTTTATTAAACGACCCGCGACGCCAGGCGGCTTTGTTGTACTGGCAGGGGTTTTCCGTGCCGCAGATTGCCGAAATGTTGCAGACCAAACGCCCGACGGTGCAGAGCTGGAAACAGCGCGACCAGTGGGAGGAAACCGCACCGCTGAACCGGGTCGAAAGCACCTTAGAGGCCCGGCTGATTCAGCTCTACGCAAAGCCCAACCTGACACCCCACGATTTCAAGGTGGCGGATTTTCTGGCCCGACAGATGGAGCGCTTTGCGCGCATTAATCGCTATGGCCAGACCGGAAATGAGGTTGACCTTAATCCCAATGTGGCCAACCGCAACAAAGGCGACCGCAAAAAGCCGACAAAGAACTTTTTCAGCGACGAGGCTATCGAGAAACTGGAAGAGATTTTTTTCGCGGAGTCTTTCGAGTATCAGCTCCGCTGGCACCGCGCCGGGCTTGAGCACCGTATTCGCGACATTCTGAAATCGCGCCAGATTGGGGCGACGTTCTACTTTTCCCGCGAGGCGCTGCTGCATGCGCTGAAAACCGGCCATAACCAGATTTTCCTGTCAGCGAGTAAGACGCAGGCGTATGTATTCCGCGAGTACATCATTCAGTTTGCCCGCCGGGTCGATGTCGACCTGACCGGCGACCCGATTGTCATAGGCAACAACGGCGCAAAGCTGATTTTTCTCGGCACCAACTCAAACACCGCGCAGAGCCACAACGGCGACCTGTATGTCGACGAAATTTTCTGGATCCCCAACTTCCAGAAACTACGCAAAGTGTCGTCGGGCATGGCCTCACAAAGCCACCTGCGCAGCACCTACTTTTCGACACCTTCCACCCTGGCACACGGCGCTTACCCGTTCTGGTCGGGGGAATTATTCAACCGGGGCCGCGCCAGCGCCAGCGAGCGGGTTGATATCGATATCAGTCATGACGCGCTCGCCGCTGGCGTGGCGTGTCCTGACGGTCAGTGGCGGCAGATTGTCACCATTGAGGATGCGCTCGCCGGGGGCTGTACGCTGTTCAATCTGGAGCAACTCAAGCGCGAAAACAGCGTCGACGACTTCCGCAATCTGTTTATGTGCGAGTTCGTTGACGACAAGGCGTCGGTGTTCCCGTTCGAGGATTTGCAACGCTGCATGGTCGACAGTCTGGAAGAGTGGGAAGACTTTGCGCCGTTCGCCGACAACCCGTTCGGCTCCCGCCCGGTCTGGGTGGGATACGACCCTTCGCACAGCGGCGACAGCGCCGGGTGTGTGGTACTCGCACCGCCGGTTGTCGCCGGGGGCAAGTTTCGCATTCTGGAGCGCCATCAGTGGAAAGGCATGGACTTCGCTACTCAGGCCGAATCCATCCGCCAGCTCACCGAAAAATACAACGTCGAGTACATCGGTATCGATGCGACCGGCCTCGGTATTGGCGTCTTCCAGCTGGTTCGCTCGTTTTATCCCGCCGCCCGCGATATCCGCTACACGCCGGAAATGAAAACCGCAATGGTGCTGAAAGCAAAAGACGTTATCCGCCGTGGCTGTCTCGAATATGACGTCAGCGCCACCGACATCACCACCTCGTTTATGGCAATCCGTAAGACCATGACCAGCAGCGGGCGCAGCGCCACCTATGAGGCCAGCCGCACCGAGGAAGCCAGTCACGCGGACGTCGCCTGGGCGACCATGCACGCGCTGTTAAACGAACCGCTTACCGCTGGCAGCGGCCAGGCCACATCGTCCATTCTGGAGTTCAACTGATGAGTAAATACAAAGGCCGCAAGCCGCAGCCACAACAGCGCCCGCGCAACATGAAAGACAGCGCGCCCCAGAAAGTGGAGGCGTTTACCTTTGGTGAACCGAGCGCCGTGCTCGACCGCCGCGATATTCTGGATTACGTGGAATGCGTCAATAATGGCCGCTGGTTCGAACCGCCGGTCAGCTTTAACGGGCTGGCGAAAAGCCTGCGCGCCGCCGTTCACCACAGCTCGCCGATTTACGTTAAGCGCAACATTCTGGCCTCAACGTTTATTCCGCACCCGCTACTGTCACAACAGGACTTCAGCCGCTTCGCGCTTGATTTTCTGGTGTTTGGCAACGCGTTTTTAGAGCTCCGAAAGAGTGTCACCGGTCGCCCGCTGAAGCTGGAAGCGTCACCGGCTAAATACACGCGGCGTGGTATTGAAGATGATGTCTATTGGTGGGTGTCGTCATTCGACCAGCCGTACCCGTTCGCGCCGGGATCCGTATTCCATCTGCTGGAGCCTGACATCAACCAGGAGCTGTACGGCATGCCGGAATATCTCAGCGCGCTAAACTCCGCCTGGCTGAATGAAGCGGCGACGCTGTTCCGTCGCAAGTATTACCAGAACGGGGCTCATGCGGGTTACATCATGTATGTGACGGACGCCGCGCAAAGCGGTACCGATGTTGAGGCGCTGCGCGATGCGATGCGCAGCTCGAAGGGGCTCGGCAACTTCAAAAATCTGTTTTTCTACGCACCGCACGGAAAACCGGACGGCATAAAAATTGTGCCGCTCAGTGAGGTGGCAACGAAAGACGATTTCTTCAATATCAAAAAAGTCAGCGCCGCCGACCTGCTCGACGCTCACCGCATCCCGTTCCAGCTGATGGGCGGCAAGCCGGAAAACGTCGGTTCGCTCGGTGACATCGAGAAGGTGGCAAAGGTTTTTGTCCGCAACGAGCTCATACCGCTACAAGACCGGATGCGCGAGGTCAACGCGTGGGCCGGTCAGGAGGTGATCCGGTTCAAAAGTTACACCCTCGACACCGAAAGTGACTGATTTACGCCGCCTCCGGGCGGCTTTTTCTTACCCCCACACCTGACCGCCTCAGAAGCCCGCCAAGCCCTCGGACGCCCCCGCATCACCCACCGACACCCTCGCGAACCCGCGCGGCACAGCGACGCGCTCAGGCTGCGAAAATAAATGCGCAAAAGTACGCTGGCGCGCAGTGCTTTCCCCGCCACGCCTGCCCGCTTCATGGGCTGGTTTTAATGCAATTGCATTACCACGCTACCACCGCGCCAGTTCTGGCTAGAGCTGGTCAAATCAGATAGTCCAGATGCATGCAAAACAATGCATCAGAAGCATACCTATTTGTAAGCTATGAGATCATTTTGCATAGACTGGCTACCGATGGGCAGTTGAGTTCAAATGGCTTTATTATCTGTTGCTCTTTAATTTCCCAAAGAAATCTGAATTCTTTTTGTTCCGCGTAGATATCTTTTGGCTTTACAAAACCTATTGGCCCTGGAGTTTTTTCCAGACCCGTAAGATCTCTCTTATCGTATATCACCGGCCCCATCGCTCCATTTTTTAATGGAAATATTTTGTAAAGTTCTTCTGAAACTCTGTCGAAGAACTCTTTTGGTTTGGAAATTTGCACACAGAAATGACCAAAAGTATCATTCAGTTTTGATGGGTTATATTTTTTTGTGGTGCACAATAAAAATGCATCTTCAATTGTCATAACACTAGTAGCTCGATTAATGCGTATGTTAGAAGAACCGGCCCCAACATGGATTCCAAGACGAGAGCACATTTGTACAAAACTTGCATCTGAGCCGCCGCCAGAGATATTTGCAACACTGTATGTGTGTTTGGCTTCGCCAGGATCCCCTTGTAAAGGATCTTCGTATGAGCGGCACGTTTGAAGCGTGCTCAACCATACCTTCCCATTACATAAGGCTTCTGCATGTGATTTTTCTTTAAAAAATCGATAAACTGGTTTATCAAAATCTTCTGGATGAATTATTTTTGCTGATTTTGATTTCTTCTCGCGAACATGTGCTTCTTTGCGCTCTTTCTTTAGACGGCTCTTTCTTCCCATTTCTTTTACCTAAAAAAATTGATGACGCTTAACAAAACTTACACTTAAAAAGTGTAATCCTGTACACAATATCATTACTATTTTACATAGCATCTAAATTATGAAGGTTCAAGACAGCCCTGCTCGTTCTCGCATCAGCAAAATCAATTACGATATGTTTGACTACTTTATCATAAGCATTTATGCTGCAAAATGTCATTTTCATAATAGTATGCTGGCCTTCCTTTCAAATCAGACAATAAACTATCAAATATGTTTATAAGTGGCATCATCATTCAGGATAGTTTTAATCAGCTTTTCGAGCCCCCTGTAAGCCCCCTCCCGCTGCAGTTCCCTGAATCTTAAGCAGGTTCGGGTTTGTATCAAAGCTGTTTTAGCCATCACAACGTATCCCAACTTTAACTCTACGCTTCTTGAAAAAGTTCACTAACACATGCAGACGTAAAAATCATCTGTAGCGCTGATTGTAGAACACCTCGAAAGTTAACATAAATTCTGACGATGGTGTGCTGGCTCTCTCTTTACTCGCCGCAGTAATATTTGAATGTTTTATCTGCGAAGTCAAACATTGTCGTAAACGTTTCCGCTTCAACTGCTAGCGCGTCAGTTTTGCCACAGGCGGACTTTTCTCAGTCGGCCATAAGAGTGAACCAATAATGCCAAGCGCCAGACAACTGCCGAGGTACACTGCATTGGAGCACTTTCGGTTTGTCATCCAAACAAGCAATGGCTTGATAAAACCTACGATTAAAGCAATAAAGAGCACTAAAAATAAAAATGTGATTACGGTATCATTGAGTGTCCTTTATACATATTTCCCATACAAAACAAGCCCATGCTATCAAAGACGGGGCGAAAGTTGTATTTCTTTCTAGACTAACGCCAGATCTGATCTTCCCATACCTTTTGAAGGATGCTGCCCAAAGCTTCTCGGTCTGACTCTAGTTCAAACCCGAGCAGTTTTACTCCTATTATTGACCTTTTTTACTGTCACTCTCGTTGATGGGAAAATTGATTGTACTTGCCGGGTTAACTCGTACAGAAAATCATCGACAACTTGCTATACACTTTTTGGACTTTATCTAGCGTGATGTTAACTCTCACTTCGCCCCTTTTTTAATCTTTGCTCAACAGAAGTAGTAGAAAAAAAACAGAGAAAACAATTTCTTTTCATTAAGTTACCTCTAGCAATTTCCGCAATCAAATTCAACGCAATTTCACGATCTCTTTCCTGACAAACACCCTCCGTCGTCAGACGCGCAATCATCTCGACCCGTTCAATCATGACTTGCTCGTTTAACTCTCTATCCACACAACCTCCAATATGGGACACTGTATAAACATACAGTACCATACATTATTCAAAATATGAAAGGAAAAATTATCACCATAAAGTGTCGTATGTGCATGATATAGATACGAAATAGTTACAGTCGCAGATTGGTAACTTATGCTAATCCAGTAACTTGAGCTAGAACTTATCTAGCCTGCGCCCGGTGCGGAGGGCTGCCGAGAAAATACCTCCGATTGTAGAACCATGGCACTATTTGCCGTTTATGCAACTTTGCCACCGGGCATCAGATGCCGAGCTTCACCCTGGCTGATGGTTTCACCGGTGCGAGCTGAATCTCGTCTATTGTTTTGGAAATTGCTGGGCTTTGCTTTCCGTTCCGTGGACTAAATATCGCTGTCTGTTACGTTTCTTACCCCTTAGCATGCACGTTTCATTACGGCCCAACAATTTGGATAAATCCAGCTCAGGTGAATCGCTTTCGCTTCTCGTATAGTTATTGACAGAACTCCGAGAGGGCGCAGGAGCGCCCTTAACGTCAACGGCCAAATCAACGGCACGCTTCGGCACAATTTTCCACTGCGTTAGCCTGGTTAAAATCGGGGTGTCAGCGCCGACGGCGGAATCGTACACGCCACGAATGCAGATAGTTTCCTCACCATACTGGTTAAACTCGGCGCGAGGCTCATACAGCGTGCGCACCTGCAAATCGTCGCGACGGACAAACGGGCCACCCTGCGCATTAACGTAACCAGCCCAGTCACCGGCGTCAGCGGCATCATGGACGGCGGCAAATTCAACGCTCAGACCGTGCGCGGTCTCGGTATCAGCGAGACGACGCAATTCACGGTAGACCGTCACCGGCGCGCCGCCAATAAACTGGAATTGACGGATGTGCCAGCGCGCCGCCCATGCTGATACGGCGGGGGCAGTCTCTTTAAGCAGTTCACCGCTTTCGTCATCGGTTTCGCCATCGAGAGCATATCCGTCGATATTTTTTGAAATGTATTTAGCGACATAGCCGGTTGCGCTACCTTTTTCCGGGTCGATTGCCTCGGCATGGAAGCGCGCTTTTTTGGCTTTATCGCTTCTCAGTTCGTGGCGGTCTTCCTCCCACGCATAATCACGGATGATGAGGCGCACGCGCTCGACATCTTCCGGCAACATGAACATAAGCATGTGCCAATGCGGCGTTCCATCATGGTGAGGCTCGGCAACACGTATGCCGAAAATGCGGATTTCTTCCCGGTGTAGCTTGGCGCGTATACGCGCCCAAAGACCGGTTAGATAGCTCTGTGTGTCCGACGGGCTGGCACCGTTCCATTTGCTGTTACGGTAGCCCGCTTTGGTGGTGGCGTGGTATTTAGACGGTGCGGTCAGGGTGTAAAACTCCCCGACATAACCGAGCTCAGTACAGATATTTTCAAACCCACGGATGCGGGTCATCAGCTCGCAGCGGCGTATCGCAGGGTTAGCGACAGAACCGTCATATTTTTCTATCAGGCTGATGCGGTTGCCGTCTTCGTCTTCGAGATCCAGTCCCTTGAGAAATTCGCGCGTGCGGCGTTTCTGCTCACGCCAGTCAGTCACACAGTTTTTACTCGCGTAGGCGTGTCGTTTCTTGCTGACGTTGCCGACTGCAATTTGAAGATGTTCGCGCCATGCCGATGCGACACGACGCAGACGATTACGCCACCATGACTCAGTAAACATACGGATTACTGCTGGGGCGACATCATCTTTGTTGAAGTATTTATTTGCCACGCGCTCCCAATGGGGAGGAGTGACATTGAATTGCAGAGAAATAAAACCAGCGTGCATGTACCAGGTGTATAGCGTTTTGAGCTCACCAAAACCTGAATCATCAATATTTGCCAGCTCAGAACGAATGAAATTAGCAATGTCACCGGCCAGTAGGTCAACATCGGCTCGCGACATATCAGGAAGGCAGTTATATCTGGCGACCAGATTAACCATACGTGACGCCAGATATTGCATGAGTCGGGTGTCAAAATGACCACCGAAAACGGCAGTTGAGACATTACTGTTGATACCCGCGCTCTCGTATTTTTTGGCGACCAGTTCAAGACGTGGCAATGCCTTTTTACAGAAGCTGATTAAAAAAGCATTGGCTCGTTGACTGCCCTGATTTTGCTCCAGCACCGTAGCGGTACGATATACGTCAAAACGCACGCACTCAGGCTGGAGAGAAAGCACTTTTCGCGCATGCAGCAAAGCCGCGAACATACGGTCGCGGCGATGCTGTTGGTCATAGGTAAGATATGGGCTGGCTATTGCCGACCGTGGAGCATTCCACGGATAAGCATAAGCAACCGTAGAGCTATGCATCAACGCTAGCCCCTTGAATGGCTGCTATGCATAGTTGCCCTACCCGCTTAATTTCTTCCGCCATAGCGTCAATGGCAGTAATATCCGAGCCATGAATCTGATGGTGTATCAGGCCGGAAATAAGCTGGTTAATCTTCGGATAATAGCCGATAGTGTCGAGCCATTCTTCACCAGCTTTATTTCCTGACTTAACTACTTTCTTTTCATTCAGGATGAATTGATATTGGTCGCTGGTAATAACCCATTTGTCGCCGACTTCGATGCGAATACCCATTTATACCCCCCGGTAATGTTTGGATTTGAGCTCGGCGATTTGCTGGCAGGTTACACAAAAGGCCACTCCCGGAATCGCAATGCGGCGAGCTTCCGGGATTGGTGTGTCACATACCTCGCAGGTAAAACGAGAAGGAGCAGCGATACGCCTGCGCGCGTTGTTGATAAGGCGCTCACGTTCTGCCTGTTCACGCTGTTGTGCGATATCCATTGCATCGGCCATTAGTGCAGCTCCTGAGATTCGTTTTCGTAGCGGGTGGCTTCACGGCGCAGCAGTTCAGCCGCTTCTATGGCGCTCATACCTTTGTTAGCGATATGGGTTGCCAGTGCCTCAAGGCGGATAGATACAGCCAGTGCGCGCCCTTTGCGCTCTTCAGATTTTGCCTCTTCCAGCAATACGGCCAGCGCCTCTTTATCGACTTTGAATTGACGGGGTTCGATATTTTGCATAGTGCTTTCTCCTGAATTCGGGTAATGGGAAGCCCGACGGGTTGACGTCAGTTAATGAAATTTGTGTATTAATTCGGCATTGTAAGCCGCTTTGGAAATAAGCTCACCACTGCGCGAAAATGATTCATCGCCGTAATAAGCGCTTTTTTCTCGTCAGTAGTCAGCTCACTTAATTGGAGCTCATGACGAGCCGCCGGTATTTTTGCCAGAAAGAAAATAGCGGCCAGCGCCCGATTATTTTCTTCAAATTGTGGATCACGTTTATCGCGCATATCATCGACAAAACGTTCTACCTCTTTCCAGCAATCGCCCCAATATCTAGCGCGCAATTGAGCCACATGATTGAGGCCAGCCAGACGTTCACCCGCTTTTAGCGGAACAGTCGCGGAAACAGCTTCGATAGCCATGATTCCCCCTGTTTTTGTGTAGAGAGGTCAGCCAGTAAATCAGCCTGTGATCGGCTCGGGTGCCAGCGCTTGCCGTCCTTACCTGTGATCCAGCCGTGTCCGTAGTGCATGCCGGGGCTTTGCTTAACGAGCAGAGAAGCGAATGACGGTTCAGTATTCAACATACATACCTCACATCAGCCCGAACGAGGCACCGAGGCCGCTCATGGTGTCGACTACGCTAGTCATTGCCGGGTTAGCCTGTAATCGCGCCTGTAATGCCATTGCCGACAGCGACAGCATGCGAATACCCGCGTTTACGCTCGCAATCATGTTTTGCTTACGGGCCGTGGTAAGGCGGTCGCCTGAAACGGCACCGCTCGCCAGTTCGCCGAGTTCACTCATGGCGCGCATGACGTAGGATTGCAGTTTTTCTTTTGCCAGCTCGTTGACCGGCACGCATGGCAAACAATGGATCTGCGCCAGAAAACCATCAACAAGGGTCGAGTCTTCGGTCAGGTCTGTCAGAGTCCAGATTTCGCGCGGCGTTAACTGGTGTGGCTGTTCCGGGTTGAGTTTGTTGTAAAGCGTATGCGGCTTGATACCGGCTTTATCGGCCAGCTCTTTCACGTTATGCGTGGCCGCGAATTTTCTGCATGCATCATCAAAGTGTGCATGTGACGAAACGCGAAAATCTAACATGTTTAGGCTCCCTCTAATCACTATGATGATTTACACGTTAAGTGAAATGTCGCATTCACTCAGAGCTTGAATAGTCAGAGCAGCCATGTTCACTTCAACCAGGCCCTTAGTCTGTTTACCCTTTGGCTTGATTGGCAACTTTCCGTATTCAATCAGGTTCTTAGCTGTTTCTTTGTTAGTGCCAGTACGGCGGCAATACTCATCAAGTGGCAGGTAAGGCTCAGGGATGACGATTGTAATGTTTGGTCGCATAAGGCAAACTCCGCTGGTTAACCTGTACGGCAATACAGGGCAATAATGGGCAATGTTTCTTTAAACCTACAAAGCGGAGTTTAATGTCACTCCACGAAAACTTGCAAGGATAAGTTTTCATGAAGCTACAAATTGATTTTTCACAAGGCGGAAATGACACCTTAGATCGTGTCATTGAGGCGTATGGATTCAGAACTAAAGTCGCTCTTGCAGAACATCTAGGGATAGCGAGTAGTAGCCTTGCTAATCGATATAAGAGGGACTTTTTCCCGGCAGATATCGTGGTTCGCTGCATGGCTGAGACGGGCGCTACGCTTGAGTGGCTGGTTACCGGGAATGGGCCAAAGTTTGACGGCGAAGACCTCGACATTCTGAGAATTGCCAGACAAAAAATTGTCGACGGTCAGCTTTATGACTCAGGGGTTCTTATGTTGGATAAAGCTACATTTTTGCCAGGAAAAGCAGTACCAACGAAGCCTCTTTGTATCATTGAAAGCTCAACGACGTATGTTATCGAGAGGGAGTTTTCAGAGGTGTTTGATGGTGAATGGCTTGTCGATATTGAAGGTAAAACAAGCGTAAGGACACTGACCCGGATCCCAGTAAAGAAAGTTCGTGTTAGCGGCGCTGGCGCGGCTTTTGACTGTTCCATTGATGACATAAGCGTTATCGGGCGTGTGGTGCTAACAATAATCAGCGGATGATTAGTTATGACCGTTCGAAAATTAAGTGATGGGCAATGGGTCGCTGACTTTTATACAGTCAATCGCAGCGATGGAAAGCAGGGTAAAAGAGTCCGTAAAAAATTCTCTACTAAAGGGGAAGCTCTTGCATTCGAAAACTTCACAATGCAAAAGGTTGATAACTCCCCCTGGCTAGGTGATGGCAAAGATCGCCGTCGTCTTTCCGACCTTGTTCACCTTTGGTTTGACCGTCACGGAATTACCCTAAAAGATGGCGAGAAAAGAAAGAAATCTATGCTATGGGCGGCGGAGTGCATGGGCTCCCCACTTGCTAGCGAATTTAGCGCCCAGCTATTTACCGCATACCGCGCAAAAAGGCTTGAAGGGCATTTCGCTCGCACAAAGAGAATTAGCCAAGTATCGCCACGGACGATGAACCTTGAACACGCTTACTTTTTAGCTGTCTTTAATGAACTTAAACGATTAGGTGAGTGGGCACCACCCAACCCCCTAGAAAATGTCAGGCAATTTCGTACTGAAGAAAGCGAGATGTCATATCTCACAGCTGAGCAGATTGAATCGCTGTTAAAAGAGTGCCGCAACAGTTCTGCTGAAGACCTAGAGATAATCGTTAAAATTTGCTTGGCAACTGGAGCGAGATGGAGTGAAGCAGAAAGCCTAAAGCGTTCTCAGGTTTCCTCGGGGAAGATCACTTATATCAAGACTAAGGGTAAAAAGAATCGAACAATACCCATATCGGCCGAGCTAATGGGGGAACTTCCCAAAAAGAATGGTGCGCTATTTACCCCGTGCTACTACGCCTTTAGAAATGCCCTGGATCGCGCAGGGATAGAGCTTCCTCCAGGCCAGTTAACTCATGTCTTGCGGCATACGTTCGCCAGCCACTTTATGATGAACGGCGGGAACATCCTCGTATTGCAAAAGATACTGGGGCACACCGATATAAAAATGACAATGAGATATGCACACTTCGCCCCCAACCATCTTGAGGATGCAGTCAGACTCAACCCTTTAGATTGTCGCAAAAGTGTCGCATCAACTTAG